CAGCACCAGGTCTCGCTCGATCTCGGCCGGGTCCGGCATCGAGGTGTCGCTCGTCGTCGACGAAACCACCGGGACCACGGCACCGACGCGCTGCTCGATCTCGATCCAGTCGATGTGCTGAATGCGCGCGCCGGGTTGCCAGTGAACCAGCTTGACCTTGAAGCCCGCAGCGCCGCCGACGCAATGCTCGGCCTTGCCGTTGGTCCCGACGGGTAATCTCACCAGCGTCGTCGGCTTGACGAGGTTATCGCCCGCGCCCAAAGCCCTATACAAGCTCCGCAGCAGGCCCAGGACCCAAGCGCGATCGCTCAGCGGCTCGATGAACCAGCCCGCGTGATAGTTGCCGGGCGAAGTCTCGATGACGTAGTTTGGTCCCACCCCCAGCAGCTGCTCGATCTTCGCTGGATCGACCTTCACGCCGTAGTCGTCGAGCACGATCGCATAGAGCGCATCGAAGTCCGCGCCAGCGCGTCCCCCTCCGGCGCGGGGCAAGCTCAGATCATAGTAGTTGTTCATTCCGGCGTGCATCACGCCGAGCACGCTCGCTGCGGGGTAGCTCTGCCAGTTGGCGGCCCTCTTGGGGTCTCCCAGGAAGTAGCTCACCAAGGCGTCCACCCAGCGCGCTCCGAATACTGCCCTTAAAAACTGCTCGTTGGTGATCGGAAAAGGCAAAATTCGGGTGTCCACGGGTAGGACCATGTTTTTGGCTTTCGATCGGTTGGATGAAACGTCTGTGTCGCGTCGGCGGCGACCCGCGCATCCGCGCATTTTGTTGTGCGCGAGGGTCGCATGACAAAGCTTGCGCCCGGCCCCGGTCGCAGCGCAAGCAGATTTATGGCGATACCGTGGCGTTCCTGTGAAAGCACGGGGAAGCTTGTATCAGCCCGGGTAATCCATCATATTTGTTTCCGGCACTGGCTGTCCCGTCCTCTGGCGGACGGCGAGTTCCTTCTTCGCGGTTGGGGTGGTGCCCGGCCGCGGGGTGTCTAGGTTTTTGCGGTTTGTGTCGCAGCAACGCAAAGCGAGAAGGCGCGCTAACCCCGACGGGCTGGCGCGCCTTTTAGCTTCATGTGGCGGCGGATCATCGCGGTTGACCGACGATTGCGCGTGCATCGAAATTCGATGCGCCCGCGCTTCACCCGGAAATCGAAATTATGGACGAGGCCGCAGTCGCAGCACGCCATCTTATAGCCGCGACGGATTGGCCGCACCCAACGCGACCACCCATCATCGCCCGCAACCTCCTTTATAAAACCAGTCACGGCGTTCCCTTGCTCCTTCTGCCATGTCACGGCCGCTTCGCGCGCTTGCGCTGGGCTGACGGCTTCTTCGGCGAGAAGAAGCACTCCTTGATGAGAAAAGCGATTGCGCCGATGACGAGGGTGGCGATGAAAAGCCCGAAAGTCGGCCCGGCTGTCTCGTACCCGTGCATGATGCCTCCTATAGGTTGATGACGCTGCGCAGGTGGTCCGGCGTCAGGTGTAGATAATATTTCTCGATGGTCTCGATCTTGTCCCCCATCACCTTCGCGATGTCATACAAGCTCGCGCCCTTCATCGCCTTGAGGCTTCCCCAGGTGTGGCGCAGCACATGCGGCGTCACCCACGGCGTCTTGCTGGCTTCGACGAAAGCGGCCAAGGGCTTGCTGATGTCGGTCATGCCGACCACTTTGCCCGCGCCGGTACCGCCGTTGCCCCGCTTATGCGCCGCCTGATGCGCGGCGACGAGCACCGGCATAAGACGATCCGAGATCGGCACACGCACACGGCGCTTCTTCGTGATGCGCTTGCCCGGCACGCGGTAATCGATTTGCTTCAAGCCCAGATCGACGCGGTCCCAGGTGAGATCGAGGATCGCCTCGCGGCGGGCGGCGGTCTCCAAGCCCAGCGCGATGAACAGCTTGATGCGCTCGTCGGGCCATGCCATGGCTTGGTCCCAGAGCGCTTGCTCTTGCTTGGTATCGAGGAACTTATCCCGCGGCGGGCCGTCTTGCGGCAGCACGCTTTCATCGATCGAAGGCATGTCGTCGCGCGAGAACAGCTTTTGCTTGCCCGCCCAGATGAGAACCGTTCTAAGGGCGCCAAGCTCGCGCCGCACCGTGCCGCTCTTGACCGGCCGTTGCTGCATATAAGCTTGCAGCGTTTGCGCGTCGATCTGCCCCGGCGTCAGATGCCCCAGCTCGCGCCGCACCGGGACCAGCACATAGCCGCCGGTCTTGTCCTTGCCTTGCAGCGCGACATGGTTGAGCCAGCGCTGGCATAGCGCGTCGACGGTCGGCGCTTGCGCTACTTTTGCGGCGGTTTGCGCGTGTTTGAGGTTTCCGACGAAACCGGCCAGATAAGCTCTAGCCTCGTCCTCGATCTTCGTGCGGCAGCTTTCGCGTTTGGTGAGGTAACTCCCGCCGGTCCCGTCCCCTTGAAGGACCCCCCGGCGTTCGGTCCACCAGATTTCGTAATATCCTTGTCGGTTGGCCTTGAGCCGGATCTTGCGATAGGAGCCGATATCGACGGCATCGAGCGTATGGTTCTGTGGTGCAGCCATCTCAAAAATTCTTCCTCTGGAATAAGCACGGGCCGTCCCGGCAACCAGGGCAGCCCCGCGGTGTATCGCAGCCTTGTGATCTTGGCGACGGAGCAGCGCAGCATAAGCGCGGCTTCGTCTTGGGTGATGTACTTCATCTCATGAAAGGTTGAAGACGCGCTTCAATTTCTCGCTGTCCGCCGCCTCCCGCGCTTTTTCCTCATGGAGCAGCATTTGGTTAATTTGGATTGCTAGTTCTACGCTGATCATGCGATCGCATTGAAAGCGGGCCAAGCCCGTATCCAAGGTGATCTGAAGGAGGCCCGGGGCTTTCTCTTGTCTTTGCATTTGGGTGCGCTTCATCAATCGCCCCCGCCACGGCCGCCGACAATCGAGCCTACTTTGTGCGCTTTGTGCGGCGGATCGCCATTGCCATTGTTCTTGTCTACCGAGCCGCCCGCTTGTTTTTTCTCGTCCTCGGCGAGCATGTGCTGGAACTCGATTGCGAGTTCCGGGCTGATCATGCGGTCGCATTGAAAGCGCGCCAGCCCCAGCAGTCCTGGGGATAAGGTTATGTGTACCACGCCGGGGGCGAGGGCGGTGCGGGATGCGCCCGGCTCTACGCGGGCCGGACTGAGCTGGGTCTGCGGTGCGCCGCTCGGCGGCCGCTCGATCGCCAGGGTCTCGACCGGAACGCCGAGCACATCGGCAAGCTTTTTGAGGTTTATTTCGCCCGGGTAGCTGGTCCCGGCGAGATAATGCCCGATGCGGTCCCGGTTGCGCGCGACGCTGTAGCCGCGGCTGTCGGTGTTGCTGCCCCAGGTCCGTCTTGCGACTTCGGAAGGGGAGAGATCACGTTCACGCATGAGGGCGTTCAGCTTTTCAGCGAACGCTTGATACTCAGGCCGAGGCTGAGGTCGATATCTTGTTGTGTGTCGCCTCGTGCGCGCATAATGTTGTGTCTCCCGTTTGCGGCTGTCCTGCGGGGGAGGTTCTTGCTGTGTTCGTTCGGCTTGGGAGATGTCATTCTGATGAAACACAACGTCTAAGTCTAGCGCTGATTTGTTGTCAGGGGCGTTATAATTCCCTATATCAGACTTAGTATCAGGCTTAGTGTCGGTCTTGGTGTCGGCCTTAGTGTCGCGATGCCGGATCATAACAAGCTCCTTAAAGCCTACTTCGGTTTTGTAATGTGGCGTACCGAGCGGTGTAGGCAGATCGGGTATAGCCCTGATTAGAGATAAACACAACAACTTGTTAAGGGCTGGTGTCAAGCACTAGTGCGCACAAAGCGGCCGCGACTAGAGCGAGCCTTAGTGCTGAAACCGCGGCAAAGGGGTGTCGAAGTCATGGTTGTTATAGATGTCCAGCATGTTTTTCGCGTCTGCGGCGGTCCTCGCGGATTGCTGGACGCACTAGACGAGTACCAGCCTGGTCATGGACTAGCTTACGCGACCGTTCAGATGTGGAGCGTGCGGCACCAGATCCCGAGCCGCTATATCGGCGCGGTCTTGTATTGCCTTGAGCGCGATGGTCATCGTTGCAGCGAATTTCTAGTCGACCAGGACGAGTTCGAGAAAAGCCTTTAGGCATGCGCACATTATGCGCATCCTAGGGATCGATCCTGGCGCGACCGGAGCCTTTGCCCTTTATGACACCAGCCTTGAAGCGCTGTGGGTTGATGACATGCCGAGCGCGCGGGTCCTTGTCGGCAAAGCCAAGCGCTTGCAGCTCAACGAGGTCGCGCTGGCGCAGGCGATCGCGTCCGGCGAGCCTGACGTTGCCTGGATCGAGCGCGTCCATGCGCTGCCCAAGCAAGGCGTGACCAGCTCGTTCTCGTTCGGTCTCGCTTACGGCATCGTGCGCGGCATTCTCGCCAGCACGGGCGTCCCGTACTTTTTAATTACGCCCCAGGAATGGAAGCGCTCTTTCCGTCTAGGACCAGATAAGAGCGAGGCCCGGCTGGTGGCGTCGAGAATGTTCCCGGCCAACGTCGCCAGCTTCGCTCGCGCCAAGGATGACGGCCGCGCCGAGGCTGCTTTGCTCGCGCTTTTTGGCTCGCAGCAGCAGAGTGGGCTTAGTATCACTTAGCGCTTGACACGAGACACAACGTCGAGACAAAGTAGCCCCTCGCACCAAGACCTAAGCACGCATCTTCCTGCTCTGGAACTCGGCCCTGAACCAACAAAGTGTTGTCGTGGGGAGGCAGCGAACCTGTGCGCGAAGCTCCAGCTCCGCTCCGAGACTATCAACGACAGGGCGTGCGCTGGCTGGTCGATAGCTTTGCCCGGCACCGGGCGCTGCTGAATGCGGACGAGGCGGGGCTTGGCAAGACCCGGGAAGCTTTGGCCGTGGCGCAGCAGCTCAACGTCCAGCGCCTTCTTATTATCTGCCCCGCGGGAGCCCGCCGCGTGTGGCAGAACGAAATCAACGCCTGGGCCCCGGACTGGTCCTCGCGCGTGGTCCTGGTCGAGCCGCGGCCGCTGAACGGCGAGATCCAGGCTTTCGAACGGCGCTACCCCATCGATCGGCCCCAGCTGGTCCTGGTCATCAGCTACGACGAGATGTCCAACCGCAACCGCAAGACGGCGTTCCATTTGCGCCGCCTGCGCTGGGACCTGCTGATCCTCGATGAGGCGCATTACCTCAAGAACCCTTCCAACCGGACCCAGGCGATTTACGGCGGCGGGTCGCATACGACGCCGAGCGTGGAGAGCGCGGCAGATAAGGTGCTGCTCCTGACCGGCACACCCTCGCCCAATCACGCGGGCGAGCTATGGCAGCATTACCGGACCTTTTGGCCGGGAGCGCTCGGGAAGCCGGAGGCGCTCTCTCAGGGCCAGTTCGAGGACCGCTTCACGCGCTACCGCGACACCGTCTATGGGCGGCAGATCACCGGCAGCCAAAACCAGGGCGAGCTGCGCAAGGCGCTGGGCCCCATGATCCTGCGCCGCCGCAAGCTTGAAGTGCTGACGGAGCTGCCGCCTTTGCAAATCCAAGACATCCCGCTCGATCTGGCGGCGCGCATCGATTTCGGCAGCCACACCGTGCGCGCGGCGCAGATCAACGCGGCGCTGGGCACGGCAGGCTCCACGGCTGAGGCGATGCACATGCTGCACGCCGCGCCGGACGCGTCCACCGCGGCGCTGCGCCAGATCTTGGGGCTCGCCAAGGTCCCGGCGACCTTGCTTTGGGTGCAAGAGCGCATGGCGTCGACCAAGAAGCTGCTCGTCTTCGCCTGGCATCACGCGGTGATCGAGCATTTGCGCCGCGGCTTGCTGGAATACGGTCCCGTGGTCATCACCGGCGAGACCAGCCCCGCGCTGCGCGCCGCGGCGATCGAGCGCTTTCAGACCGACCCCAACACGCGGATCTTCATCGGCCAGATCCTTGCGGCTGGGACCGCCATCACCCTCACCGCGGCCAGCGAGGTCGCGATCGTCGAGCCGTCATGGGTGCCCGGCGAGAACGTGCAAGCCATCTGCCGCGCGCATCGCTTGGGCCAGCGCGACAGCGTGCTGGCGAGCTTCCTCTATCTGCCCGGCACGCTCGATCAACGGATCATGCGGGTCTTTCGACGGAAGGCCGTCGAGATCGCCGCATTACAAGGAGACGATTTCAATGCAAGTGACGCTCACTTTCGATCTGAACACGGTGGTCGGGGAGCAGCTGCTCCAACAGCTGCAGGCGCTGCTTAAACCGGGCCCTACGCTGGGACCAATTCCGCTGGGACCGGCGATCGCCGCGACCCCCGTGGTCCCCGTGGTCCCCGTGGTCCCGGATCTTCCGGCGGACAAAACCAAAGCCGACACGGTCCTGGCAAATCGCCAGGCTGCAGCCGCCAAAGCACGCGCGGCGAAGGACGCGAAGAAAGCCGCGGGACCGCAAGTGCAGTCTGCGACCGGGACCGCCGAACTCAACGGCGTGCTCAAGGATGCGCTCGCCGACGATGATCCGCTTGAGTTTCCCGAGGCCGCCAGCATGAGCCCCGGTGAGGCTCGCGATGCTGGCCTCGCGCTGGTCCGGCAAGCTTATGCCGCGGGCCGTGTCGCCGAGGTCAAGGCGCTGCAGAAGCAATGGCAGGTCGCGAAGTTCTACGACATCGCGGTCGAGCAGGGCCACGCGTTCTACGCCCAAGCCATGAAGCTCGCTCAAGCCGCGGGGCTGCAGCGATGACCGGGCGCGTCATGCAGATCGCGGCAGTCGCGACGACAACGCGCGAAGTGCTGTTCGCGTTGACGACTGACGGCGAGGTCTGGGCGCGCGCTGGCTTCGACGGGACCTGGCGGCGCTTGCCGGATATCGATCCCCGTAAACCTGAGCCGACGCCGACGACAACAGGTTCCCCACCAACAGCGTATCAAGCCGCGGGTCACGATCACGATGGGTGAGCACTCGCTCTTAGGCGCTTCCGGCGACTATCGTTGGCTGGCTTGTCCCGGCAGCTACGCTTTGAGCAAGACCGCGCCGCCGCGGCCGTCCTCGATCTACGCCGCGACCGGGACCTTGGCGCACTCTTATATCGAGAACGCGGTCAAGGCAGGCAAGAGCGAGCTTGATCCCGGCATGCTCGGTGAGATGTGGCAGGCCGAGGGCCATATCGGCGTCATCGATCAGGACTTCATCGATGGCGTCAACGTGATGCTCGCTTATATCAACGTCCCCGCCGAGTGGAAGCGGGTCGAGTTCCGCGTCGACCTCGATCGGTATTTCCAGCGCAGTCCCCCGCCGGAGCCGCTGTTCGGCACGGTCGACGCCGCGCTGCTGCACGATCGCGAGACCTTGGAGATCGTCGATTACAAGAACGGCGCGGGCGTCGTGGTCTCGCCGGTCGAGAACCCGCAGCTGCTCTATTATGCGGCCGGTGTGATGCTGCATCTGCCGCCCGCGCAGCGCGAGATGGTGCAGGTCATAAAACTTACCATCGTGCAGCCGCATGTGCCGCGCGCCGCGCCGGTCTGGTCCTGGGAGACGACGCCCTTGGACCTGCTGATGTGGATCGACGATGTGCTGGTCCCGGGCGTTGAAGCTTGCGCGCAGCCCGATGCGCCTTTGCATAGCGGCGCGTGGTGCAGGTTCTGTCCCGTGGCGCATGCTTGTCCCAAGCTCTACGAGGCGGCGGTTGCGATGGCGCAGCATGAGTTCGAGCCTTTCATCGAGGCCGCGGTCACAACGGGATCGCCTCTGCCGCAGCTCGCTTCGGCGCTCGATATCGCCGAGCTGGCGCAGCTATGGATCGATCGCATTCAGGAGTTCGCGCTCGATCGGCTCAAGCACCAGGAGCGTATCCCCGGCTGGGGACTGGTCCCGACGCGGCCGATGCGCCAGTGGAAGGATGAGAACGAAGCCGCCGCGGTCCTGCTCAGTAGGTTCGGCCCGACGGTATGGGAGAGCAGGCTGCGCTCGCCTGCTCAGGTCGAGAAAGCCTACAGCGCGCGCGCGCTCGTCGCGACGCTTGTCGAAAGCGTCTCGTCGGGCGTGAAGATCGCCAGGACCACCCCGGCGCAAGAGGATTTCAGCGATGTCGAGTAACAAGCCTGAACTACGCGAGCGGCTGACCAAGATACTCGCGTTGACCGAGCGCGCCCGCGATGAGCTTGCGCGGCCTCTGCTCTGGGGCGAGCCCCCGCCCTGGGTTCCGGAAGAACTCGATGAGGCGATCCTTGAGATGAAGCGCTTATTCGATCTGGGCCGCGTGTGAAAAATGGATTTCATACTCCCTAAGAACAAGAAATATCCCTTTTCTCTAGAACGGATGCCTCCGTGCATCTGCGCTTATTGGGACGGGGAACGGTGGCACCGATACCCCCGCTGTCCGCGATTTACTGATCGTTGTGATCGCCCATCATTGGAACGCGTCTGATGAGGCTGCACTTGTCGGTGACTAGCACACAAGAGTTCAACGTCGGTTCGTGGTGCGCGACAGCACCGGACTTCGTGATTACCACGCTGCAAGAGCAGCTTGATGCTGCATCGGCGGTGTGGCCGGAGCTGAAGGGCTACCGCATCAAGCCCCGCAGGAGCATGAAAGATGCCGATTAATCCTCTGCTGCTTGAAGTCTCGAACGGCTGGCACCGGGAACATACCATGCGCAGGCCGTCCCCTTGGAGGACCATCCGGCCGCGGCCGTGGGGCCCGCTCGCATCGGTCCTCGCCTTCATGCTGCTGGCGTTCGCGATCGCGATGTTTCTTTTGACCGTGGCGGGACTGTTCTGATGCCCGCGGCGCAGGCCAGTTCGATCTGCGAGACAGCTGCGGCGCTTGTGAGCGGCGAGCGCGCCAAGCAATACGGCGACGCGCTCGTCTGCTTGCAGGCGATCGCCGAGCTGTGGAACGCGATCATCGTGGTGAAGTACCGCGCCATGCCGCTGGCGCCGTCGCTGACCGCGCTCGATGTCGCGAACATGCTTGAGGCCCTGAAGATCGCCCGCCGCTACGGCGGTATCCACAACCTGGATAACTACGTCGACGGCGCAGGATACGCCGCGCTCGCCGGTGAGATCGCCGAGACGATGCACAAACCTATCCACAAGTCCACCAATGGAGTGACCCCATGACGAGCGTTCAAACCCCGGTCGGTATCCTCTCCTTCCCGAACCTGTTCACGCCGCGCCCGCGCGCGCCCGGCGGCGAGCCGGTCTATCAATGCTCGCTGCTATTCGACCAAGCCGCGCAAAAGGATCCCGCCTATCAGGCGCTGCGCAAGGCCGTGGCCGAGTGCATCGATCAGACCTGGGGCCCGGGCAAGAGCCAGGACCGGGCCTTCCTCGCCACCCTCAAGACGCCGTTCCGCGATACCGCGGAGAAGAAATACAAAGGCTACGAGATGCCCGGCGGCAAGTTCATCAGCCCGTGGACCAAGAAGCGCCCCGGCGTGATCGACGCGCGCAAGAATGAGATCACCACGCCCGAGGACGTATGGCCGGGACAAGGCGTGCGCGCGATGGTGTCGGTCTTCTCGTACACGACGCCGCGGCTGGGCGTGAGCTTCGGGCTCGACAGCATCCAGGTGTGCCGCGTCGACGGCGAGCGGCTTGATGGCCGCGTCGACGCCAAGGACGCGTTCAGCGAGTACACGGGACCAGGCGCGGCGGCGGTGATGGCCGACGAAGACGTGCCTTTTTGAGCCGATAAAGTGGCTGCGACACATAACCAGGAGAGCACTTATGGAAATGGAAACGCCTTACATTCGCTGCTGGGCACGAAGCCAGAGCGGGCTGCGCGTATATTTCGCGTCGACATCGCTTGTCGGCCAGCGCTTTCGCTTCGCGCTTGAAGGCAACAACTTGCTGCTCGATCAAGTGCCCGAGGACGACAGGACCGGCAATCTGGTGCGGGAAAGCACGTCGGTTAATACCAGCGAGTGGCGGACGTATGCGCTGTGCGGCGCGAGGATGCTGCAGCCGGTCAAGATCATGCCGGAAGGCGGTCAGGGACGGTTGGCTTACGTCATTCCGGATATTCCGGACCTTCACATGCGCACGCGCAGCGAGGCTTTACGTGAGATGCCCATGTCACCACAACGCCTCGTGGGGCCGTCGGGATCACGACATGCGCCGCCGCTGTACGTGCCCGCGTCCTCGCCTCCCGTGGTGCCTTCGCCTGAGAGCTTAGGGCTGGTCGGCAAGAACGGCTCTGGTCAGCTCGCCAGCATGCACGACTATATGTGCAACGTCATCACGGCTATCGATAAGATGGAGGGGACCAGCCCTTATCGTCTGGTCAAGGGCGGGAACGGCTGGGCTTGGCGCGCTCCCGATATCCGGCCCAAGGAATGACGAGCCAAAATGGTCTCGGTGTTTGACCCGGTTGCCGCGAAAGCCGCGCGTGATGATGCGATGTATCGTGTCGATCGCGCGGCGTCCGCTGCATGGAAAGCTTATGTCACCGAGCTGATTGTCGAGATCGCCAGGACCATGACCGAGTTCACGACGGACGATGTCGAGATGCTGCGTCTTCGTCGTCGCGGGCCTTCAACGCACGAGCCGCGCGCGTTGGGCCCGTTGATGCGCGCCGCGGCAAGAGCAGGGGTCTGCGCGCCCACCGGCATTGTTCGCGCGTCCGTTCAGGTCAGCAATCATAACAGGCCCATGCAAGTCTGGCGCAGCCTGATCTATCGCAAGCCGAGTACGCCCGACGATTATCCCTTCTGATGCGGCTGGTCCTCGATCTTGAGACCACGTCGACCGCGGATCTGCGCAAGACCGGCAGCCACGCTTATGCCGAGCATCCCGACACCAGGATCACGGTGCTTTGCTTCGCGATCGATGACGGCTTCGTCGAGACCTGGCTCTCGGGACCGCCGCCGCTGAAGTTTCTCTTGGCGTTGTCGGCAGACGCAACGATCGTCGCGCATAACTACCTTTTCGAGTTCAACCTTTATCACGCGAAGCTGGTCCCGCAGGGCTGGCCCGCGATCCCCTTGTCCCGCTGGTCCTGCACGATGGCCCGGGCGATGGTCGCGGGCTGGCCCGCCTCGTTGGAGCTGGCAGGCCGCGCGCTGGGGCTCAGCCATCAGAAGGATCCCACCGCGCGGGACCTGATGCTGCGCTTTGCCCGGCCGCGCAGCCACAGCCCGCTAACGTGGTGGCACGAGACCGATCCCGTGCGCTTCAAGGCGCTGCAGGATTACTGCGCGCAAGACGTCGAGACCGAGCGCGCCCTCGATCGCCGCGTCCCGGAGCTATCGCCGCGCGAGCGGGCGGTATTCGAGCTGGATCACCAGATTAATCAGCGCGGCCTGGGCATCGATCACGCGCTCGTCAACCAGCTGGCGGCGTTGACCGCTATCGCGCAGCATGATCTGACCCGTGAGATCATCCGGCTGACCAGCGGGCAAGTATGCTCGCTGAACCAGGTCGAGAAGCTGCGCCACTGGCTCAAATTCCAGGGCGTCGACATCCTGGATTTGCGCCGCGGCACGGTGCAGAAGCTGCTCGCCAATCAAGCCCTCGTGGGAGCGCCGCGCAAGGCGCTGCAGGCGCGTCTCGATGCGTCCCGCTCGTCGACCGCCAAGCTCGCCGCGATCACCGGCGCGCGGTCTCTGGACGGCCGGTTGCGCGGGACGTTCCAGTATTACGGCGCGCAAAGGACCGGCCGCTGGGCCGGGCGTCGGCTGCAGCCGCAGAATTTGTTTAGGGGGTCGATCAAGGACGTGAACGGCGCGCTTGCCGTGATCGAGGCCGGGGCTGGTCCCGGGGACCTGGATCTCATGTTCGAGGATAGCGCTTTGGGCGTCGTCGCGAGCTGCTTGCGCTCGACCATCATTGCCCGGGCAGGCTGCATGCTGCCGATCGCGGATTTCTCGCAGATCGAGGCGCGGGTCCTGGCGTGGCTGGCGGGGCAGCGCGATGCGCTCGATGTCTTTGCCCGCGGCGAGGATATCTACACGGCGACCGCCAAGGCCGTCGGCTCATCCAGCCGCCAGCTCGGCAAGGTGCTGGTCCTGGCCTGCGGCTTCGGCATGGGACCGGACCGCTTCATGCAGACCGCGCTGAGCTATGGCATCGTCCTCGATGTGGTTGAGGCCATCAACGCCGTGATGGCGTGGCGCGAGGTCAACGATCATATCGTGACGTTCTGGTGGGAAGCGCATCGGGCCTTGATGCGTGTGATGCGGGCAGGCCCGGGCGCGCAAGAACGGGTCGGTTTTTGTGCCATTATTCACCGGCAGGGCATGATCCTGGTCCGGCTCCCCAGCGGGCGGCACCTGATCTATCGGCACCCGCGGATCGAGACCAACGATCAGGGCTTTGCCGAGTTCACTTATCTCGGCAGCTTGGGCGGCGGCTGGACCCGGCTGCGGGCATGGCCCGGCAAGCTCGCCGAAAATATCACCCAGGCTGTGGCGCGCGATGTCATGGTCGAAGCGATGCTGCGTCTGGCCGGCGTGCCGCTCATCGCCACGATCCACGATGAGCTGATCGCTGAGGTTCCCGCGGCCGCCGCCGATGCGACCCTCGATCGCATGCTGGGAGCGATGCGCGCGCCCCCGCCTTGGGCGCTGGGCCTGCCGGTCAACGCCGCGGGCTTCATCGTTCGGCGCTATCAGAAAGGGTAACGGTCATGCTGGCGGCGCATCGTTTCGACAACGCCAAAAGGCGGCGGCCGGACGCTCACGCGCGTCAAGCCATGCTGACACCCGATTACGTTTTGGAGCCGGTTAGAACGCTACTCGACGGCATAGGGCTTGACCCGTGTACCGAGCCGGACAACCCGTGCCACGCGGATCGGTTTTACTGCCTTCCTCAAGATGGCGCAGCGCTGCCGTGGGATGCGCTTACGGTGTTCTGCAATCCGCCTTACGGAGAAGCGCGCAACCGCTGGGTCGAGCGCTGCATCGTGGAGGGCGCGCGACGTAAAGTCGTCTTGCTCATGCCTGCGCACACCGAGACTAAAATATTTCAACGAGGGATGGGCGCTTGCTGCGATCTGGTTTTCGTAAACGCTCGGCTCCGGTTCGGGGTGTTACGCGAAAATCGGAGGCAAGAGGCGGCGAGCCACGGCTCTGCTATTTTCGGCTTTGGCGTGAGCGTTGAGCTGATTGGATTTCTAGGAACACTGGTGCGAAGGGCTTGAGTTGTGCGGGGCTTTGTCTTCCGGGACAAAGCTGAACAAGCCCGGCTTTCAAGGGGCCTGAGCGCGAGACCTTTCCCTTATCGAATAAAAAGCCCTGTGGCGCAGCTATAACCGCCATTTGAACACCCGTTTGCACAGCGATTTGCACACTGGTTTTTCGCGGGCGACAACGCTGCTTTTTCCACCTTTCCCCCTTCGTGGGAATAGTCTCCCTTATCGAAAAAAGCGGCATTCACGCAAGACAAAGTGTAAAACTGTGCGAGTTGCACACCGATCTGCGCAACAACGGCCTACAATGTCTCGCTAAAAACAGGATAAAATGAGCTAAGCTATTGAGATTGCTTGTGTCTCTTGTTGTTTGTCGTGTCCCTAGCCATGGGAAAGGTCAACATTACAATCCTTCCAAATATCGCTGCTATAACAAAGGCTTAGCGTTTTGTTGGTGTCTTGCAAGGTGTTCGATTTGAACACTCCGCAACAAATGTCGCAAGACACGACGAGACAGCACTGATTTCATTGGGTTTTTTGACATCAGTATTTGTGCCGGTGTTGTGTGCGAAAGACACGGGGGAGTTCTCAACCTCTAGTGGTGCTGCGGATGCTCCGGCGCGGGCTGGTCGACGAAGGGCGCGCGGGCTTGCGCCGCCTTGTGGACACCATAGCCGAGCCCGGCGGCGACGCCGAGCGCTTTGACCGGCCAGGGCAAGCCCGACGCGTAACGCGCGACCGGCGCCGCGCCATAGCGCGCGGCCGGGACGGCGATGTCGTCGGCGATGCCCCAGCCAAAGCCAGCGCCGCCGGGGCCGACGCCGGGACCGCTGCCGTCGCGGCCGCCGGAGCCGGTATCGGCGTTCTCTTTCGCCATCTCGTCGAGCGATTTGAGCCCCGCGGTCTTGCGCTCGTCGTCGAGCGATTTGAGCCCGCCCTCGCCGGTATCGGGGGGCGCTGCCTTGGTCCCTTTGGGGCCGCCCGCCAGGTACGTAGCCGCGACGTTCGCGGCGTGCGGCGAGGTCCCGAGCTGCAGCGCTGCCCCGGCGGCGACGCGCGTGATGGGGCCGCCGACGGTGCCGAGCGCGGTCAGCCCATAAGCGGCGAGCGGCACGCCGATCAGGTTGAAGGCGCCGCGCCACGCATTGTAGAGCCGCGTATTGGTGTCGGTCTCGGGACCAATGAAGCCCTGCACGATGGCATTCATGTTCGACAGCGCCCAGGTCAACGAAGGACCGTTGATCAGCGAGGCGATATCGGCGTTGTAGCGAAGATGGGTAGCGACCTGGACCAGCGGATCGAGGGGCCCGTTGAGACCCGAACGCCCAAACCCAAGGTTGAGCAGATAGCTGGGAAGATCGCCGTCTTCGAGATGCTGCTTGACCTGGTCCGGGGCAAAGAGCAGCTGCCGCACGGTCGACGCCATGACGTTCGCGCCGACGATGGCCCCCACCGCCATCCCGGTGTGGATGCTGGTCCCGGCGGCGCCGAACGCGCCGCGGCCCAGCGCGCCGATCGTGCCGCGGCCGGCGTCGAGCGCCTCTTGCTGCGAGCGCCCGAAATCGTGCTTGATGCGCTCCATCGTCGGCATCAGCACGTTGCGGTTGAACTGGTAATTAAACGACATCAGCTGGAACATGAGGCCGATGATCGGTCTCGACGCGCCGATCGCGCGGTCGACCTTGTAAGGATCCTGGATCGAGCGGTCGACCAGCCGCCGGATCGCCAGCCCATAGGTGCTGCGCATCGGATCGTTCTCGATGGCGCGCGCATTGGGAGCGGTGTCGTGCTGCAGGAGCCAGTCGGCAAACTCGGGATGGCCGCCGCCCGCGACGCCCAGCTCGTTGAACCAGCGCGCCGCGTCCTCGCGCGCGTGCTTGGCATGGGTGCTGATCTCGGTGCTGGTGTAGTCCCGCGCCAGCTTGGTCAGGAACCAGTGATTGGCCCCCATGCTCGCGACGCGCTGCGCGTTGGTCAGCCAGGTCAGGCCCGAGACCCGATAGTATTTCGTCATGAAGCGCTGGATGTTGGGGCTGTCGCTGTAATCGGCGCCCATGCGCGACAGCATCACGCTGTCATGCATCGGCGTCGTGATCACGTTGAGGAATTGCGCCAGCTCGGTGCGCTCGCGCGCCGATGCGCTTCTCGTCAGCGCCTCCATCTGAAGGGCGAAAGACTTGAAGCCGGTGCGCATGTCGCCGGTGGCGAGCGCCGCATTCATCGGCTCGGCCCATGACGCCCACATCGCGCGCGGCATCAGCGCGATCGAGCCGAGCGCGTGCGCGATCTGGTGCAGCGATTGCAGCTGGCTGCTGCCGCGCTCCTGATTGCGCCCCATGACGTTGTTCGCCATCTCGCGAAAGAGATTGGCGTCGGCATCGCTCACGCCCTCGGCTTTCGCCATTCTGAGCTGCTGTTCGAGCAGCTTGCCGTCGGCGCCGAACAGATTGGCTTGCGCGACGCGGCGCGCGACGCCGTCGAAATAATGCGGCAGCGCCACGGCGGGGTCGGTCCACATCCAGTCGCGCATGATGCGATCGGCTTCCGGCGGGAGAACGCGCGCGTTGAGGAAGCGACCGGAAGGGCCGCTCTTGTCGAAGCTGGTCGGCTCGCCCGACGTCATCCGGTTGCGCCAGTCATCGGCGTTCAGCTCGGCAAGATGCTCGCTCAGCTTGGGATGCAGCGTTGTCGCGAGATCGGTGGCATCGCGCTGCAGCTGCTTTAGCTCGGCCTGCTCGACGGGTGTCCTGGGACCACCGGCAGCCTCGATCTCGCGTTGACGCGCGAGGTTCCTGCCGAGCGCGGCGAAGGGGGCGCGCAGCTGAGCACCGCCCGTCAGGCGCTTGTCCTCGGCCTTGACGCCGTTGCTCCACTTCTCGAACAGCGCTTCGGGATTGCTGCCCGCTGGTCCCAGCTCCTGGTCGAACATGAGCTGGTGTAGTTCCTTGGCCGATGCGTGAAACCCATTGCCGTCGGCCATGATCTTCGCGAGGTCGTAGACCCGCGGGAAATAGCCGCTTTTGGCGAAGCCGATATCGAGCCCGGCCTTGCGCGACATCGCCCAGGCTTCGTTGAGCAGGTCGCGCATGTTGCCCGCGGCGGCGAGGATATTGCCCGGGATCGGCTTGGTCCCGGCGGCCGGGTTGTTGGGATCGATCGGAAAGTCCGGCGTGCCGACGGTCAGCACATGATGCAGCATCTGGCTTTCCTCGATGCTCATCTTGCCGGGGACGAGACCGCTCGCTTGCATGATGTTGCCCATGCGGCGCGTGAACTCGCGCCCGACATTGCGGACCCGTTCCTCGAAATTCTCGACGGTGTAGCGGCCCTCGCCGGGTGCTGAGGCCAGGCTATCGAGGATGCTCTGCAGGTAGGCTCTGGCCTTCTCGGGCGAGCGCTCGATGATCGCCTTCATGAAGCCGTGCGATGAGCCCATATGCGCGCGGAACACCTTGTCCTGGATGCGGGTGACGAGGCTCTGGGGGTTCTTCGGCCGGGTCTTGTCCCGCGGGTCCAGCTCCTTCAAGACGCGGCTCTGGAAATCGATCGCGCGCGCGATGCCTCTGCCCACCGGCGTCTTCATCGCGTTGGGCGCGGTCACGGGCCAGTGATGCTTATCGGACTTGCCGTAATCGGTCCAATCACCGGGCGGCTTGCCGTTGTTAAAGATCTGCTCGTTGGCGATCGCCTCGTTGAGGTCGTCCAGCGCCTTGAAGATCTGCGCGCGGTCGTCCTCTTTGGGGTAGATCATCTTGAGGATCTTGACGTTTTCTTCGAGGTAGGCCGCATTCGGCATGACGATGCCGCGGGGGTCTTGTCCCGCCTGCTCCATCTTTTCCGACATATGCGCCTCGCCCGCGCGCGCCATCATCTCGTGCGCGCTGGCGAAGTAGCGCACCCCTTTGGGCCGCGGGTCGTAGCTCGCGCTCTGCTCGCGGTACTTGCTGAGCTGGATCGGCAGCTTGGTGCCGCCCTTGTCGAGCAATTCCAGCTCGCGCTGCGCGTCCCGGGCGGCTTTGGTCGGGTTGCCCTTGGCGTCGATCTCTTGCGCCTTGTTCTCCAAGCCGAGCCGCGCCGCGACCAGGGCGGGCTTGTCGAAGAACATCGTGTTGATGAGCCGCGCGAACGCGCCTTCGACCGGATCCTTCGGCCGCAGCTCGCCGCCGCGCGCGTATTGCGTCAAGAGCCGGTTCATGACGCTGGGGTTGCCGGTCAGCCGCTCCGACAGCGCGTGGTCCCGCGCATGGATCCACTCGTGACCGAAGCTGTTGGCTCCGGCCATGACCTCGATCTCGCCGCTGCGCCGCCCCAGCCGATAGAGCCCGTAATAGGGCCGCTTGCCTTGCGGGACCAAGGTCAGCGACAGCTTGCCGTTGAGGCTGGCCTGCTCCGGCGGCAGGTTGAGCGCCTTCATGCCGTCGTGCATGGCCCGCACCATGTCGAGCATCGCTTGCTGCGCGATATGCCGGTCGACTGGCGACGGGTTATCCGAGCCTTCCTTCCCGCCTTCAAGGCGCACGTCCTTGAAGCCGAATTTGTCCTTCAGGTGCTGCAGGATGATGTTGTTCTGGCGCTCGATCGGCAGGCTCGCCGCCGTGTCGGGATCGATGGGCTTGCCGGTCTTCTTGTCGGTTACGTCTTTGAAGATCGAGCGCCAGACGCTGGTCCCGTCGTTGAAATGGTAATCGTCCGTGGTCCGCGCGCGGTTGACCGGGAGCGGCCCGATGAACGGCTCCTTGATGCCGCCCTGACGCTCGCCCTTGCCGGGGGTCATGCCGCGCATCCGCCCGATCTGGGCGCTGACCTTGGTGAGCTTGTTCTGTAGCTGGACCAGCTCCGCGGGCTTGCCGCGCGCCTGATCGAGTTTTGCCGTCAGCGCATCGCGGGTGGCCGTGAGCTTGGAAAGCTGAGCTTGCGCCTCTTTGGTGCCGCCGAGCGGCGCGGCCGCGATATCGGGGTGGGGCTCCGGCGCGTTGGGATCGCCGTAGAGCGCGTGCTGCCGGTTCGCCTCTGCAGCTGAGTGCTCGGCTGCGAGGTCGCTCTGCAGCTTTGCCTGCTGATCCTTGAAGCCCTGGATCGTGTCGCGGTGCGCGAGCAGCTTTGCGGATGGCTTGATCGCTTGGTTCTTGCGCGCGGCCATCTTCCGCTCGACCGCTTCGGCTTTGGCGATCTTCTCGTTGATCTGATCGAGCTGCGCCTGCCGGATGGCGACGCGGCCCCCGGTGCGCTGCTGGATCGCGTCGCGCTGCTGGTGGAGATCCTGCATCTCCCGGGTCTGCTCGGGCGTGCGGTCTTGGCCGAGCGCTTCGAGCTTATCGAGGCGCGCGCCGATGCTCTCGGGGTGAGGATTGGTCCCGTCGTATTTGGGACCAGGCTCAGCGCCGGGACCAGGCTCAGCGCCGGGACCAGCGCCGGGACCAGGCTCAGCGCTGGGACCAGCTTCTCGACCAGGCGGGACCACTTCAGCGCCTGGTCCCAGCTCATGGTCCCCTTTAGCGGGCTCCTTAGGGTGTTCATCCGTGCCAATTGCCACGGGCTTCGTGCCAATTGCCTCGGGGCCAGGGGCCGTAATTGGCTCGGATTTCGGCCCCTCGGCATTACGCCGGTTAAGGCGTTCTTCGGCAAGGGCGCGCGCCTGCTCCGGGGTATCCCCGACCGCCACCACATGCCCTTGCTCGTTCTTGGCGACGTATTGGCCTGGGACTTCGTGATCGGCCTCGATCTTCAGCGCCTCGGAGCGGATCGCGGGACCTTTGGGGGCGGGACCTTCGGTAGCCCCTACGCGGGGGGCGGCTCCTTCGGCTGGCGCAGAAGCGCCCTTAGCTCCTTGATCTCCGCGCGCGCCATCTCCCTGATCTCCGGGGCTGACACCGCGTCCGAGTTCCGGCCGCTGAACTCCTTCAGCAGGCGCCGCGCCTGGCGCAGCCTCTGGACCGGGTCGTCCGGGAGCGGTACGAGTGAGGTCATCGGCGGGCGTTCTAGCCCCTTCAGATGGAGGTGTCGATGGTGCACGAGGTTCAGCCCCTGGGACCCCTGCTGTTTCACGGGGAGCGCCTGCTGGGGGCGTTGGCGGAAGCTCCCCTGTCGGCATGGGACGCCCCGGTGCTTGGGGCTCTGGCGGCGGTGCTGGTGTCGCTCCGGCAGGCTCTATACTCGGAGACGTTTCCGACGGCCGGGGGACCGCGCTGGGCTCGGCCGTCACTGGCGCAGGTGTCGCGGGCGCAGCTTCTCCTGCACCGGCTGGCGGGGCACCTTCGGCGCTGGCTGGACGAGGCTCCGGCTGATCCGGCTGCGGCGCAGCAGCGCCAGGAACGGCAATCGCGATGGGCACTGGCATCGTCTCAGGTCGAGGCGCTGGCGGTGCAGCCGCTGGCGGGGCTTCGATCGGCGGTGCCGCAGTCCCGGGCATAACCCGCTCCTGCGGGAGCGGTGGACTGCCGAACTGGCTCGGCTGCGGGCTGTTGATGTCCATGCCTTGCGGGGAGCCCGGAAGCGGCAACCGCTCAGGTCCGGTCGTGGTCAGGCCGCTGGCGCCGGGCGCCTTGATCGCGGCTTCTCTTTCCACGTCAGCGGGTGACTGGAACTTGCCGGGCGGGGCAAAGGGCGCGGGCTCGCGCTTGAGGGCGCCATGCGCCCCGGCAAAGCCAGCGCCGGTGATGGCGCTTTGCGAAGCTTGCTCCAAGACATCCCCCAGCGAGGGCGGCTTCTCGCCCAGCGCCAGGGGCACGCCGACCTGCGTGGCCGCGCCCGAGACGGCCTGCGCGCCCGCCTGAAAGAGCATTTTGCTGATGATGTTCTTGAGCGGAATGCCGATCCAGGGCGCGGCCTCGAACAAGGGCGCCGTCGCCGCGACGATCGCGCTGGTGGCCGCGGCGTGCTTCCAGGCGTAAGCGACGGCGTCGTCGTGGCTCAGTCCTTGAGCGCTCGCCTGCAGGAAGGCGGGCTTCAAATCGTAGGCCAGGGACGTCAAGCCCATGCCACCGGCGCCGCCTATGGCGGCACCGATGGGCCCACCCACCGCAAAGCCCGCGCCCGCGCCGCCTAAGCCAGCCGCCAGCATCGGGCCCGAGCCGCCGATGCCCTGGCCGAGCTGGTGCATATAGCTCTGCTCGGGCTCCGGCTGCGCGCCTGGGGCTGGCGGCGTAAAGATATTCCCCGTCGCGATGTTCTTGGTCTCTTGCACGCTTCCGGTGAAGCCGGAGCCGACCCCGCTGAAGAAGCCGGTCTCTTTGGACGGCGCCGCCGCGGGGTCGGTGCTCTGGTCCTGACTTGCTGGCGCAGACGCAGGCGCTTTTAGGATGGCATAGCCATTGGCGTCGACCAGGGGGACTGAAGCAGGCGCATCTGCAAGCGCGACAGACGACGTTGATGCAGGCGCAGGCGCGGGCGCAGGCGTCGCTTTTAGGATGGCATAACCATTGGCGTCGACCAGGGGGACTGAAGCCGCCGCAGGCGTTGGCGCAGGCGCAGGCGCAGGCGCAGGCGTTTTTAGGATGGCATAGCCGTTGGCATCGATGAGAGGCACACCGCCGCTATCGGGCATGGATCTCAGCCCCCCAGCCGCCGGGCCAGCATGAGCTGCGCCCCCGGCATCAGCGGCACGCGCATAGGCGTGGCGGGCCCAGGCTCGGGAATGGCCTGGGACAAGGCGCCCATGCCGGGCGGGCTCCACGCGCTCTCTCGCATCGCGGCGAAGGCTCGTGGATCCATGCTTGGCGCGGCAAGGGCGGCCGGAGTTGCAGCGGGCGGCTGCGGAATTGAGACCGGGGCGTCTTGGGTCGCTCCCGATAGCGCTGGTCCGGGACCAGTCTGCTGCCCTTGGTTGCCCGATAGATACGCCGACAACCTTGGATTGCAGCCGGGGCAAGTCCAGTCGCCGAGCCCTCGCTTCGATACCGCTTGGGCAAAGACCTGGTCCTGGACCTCGGGCGGCGCCGATGCCGCCGTCGGATACTGCCCGGTATCGACGCCGATTTGCGAGGCGTACTGCCGCCAGGTCGGCGTGATGAACTGATACGCGCCCGACGCCGACGTATTCGGGTTCTGCGCGCCGTAATCGCCGCCGCTCTCGAAGCGCTTAACGACGGCGGCCATGTCGGCGACGGAAGCCATTAGCGTCCTGTCGGGTAGACAAACCCGTTAATAACAAGCGCTGGGCTGTCGTCATTAAGTGTTGTGGGACCGTCCCTTGTGCCCGGCGGCGCCTGCGCGATAGCCCCTGCTGGCAGCCGCGGGGCTGCCTTCGGAGCCGCCGCAGAGGCGGCTGCGATCGACCGCTGTCTCGCGTCGAGTAGGGAGCCAAACACGGATTGGTTCCCAAGCGGCGCCACGGTGGGATCGCCGGGCGCTTGCTGTCTTTCCTGAAAGATACTGCTGACCCCGGAGCCGACAGCGCTGGCAGCGGAACCGACAGCAGACTGACCGCTGGGTTCCGCGGCGGCGGGCGCTGCAGCGCCCGTCACCACGGGCGGCGTCGGCGTCGCCGTCTGCGCTGGCGTCGCCGTCTGCGCTGGCGTCGCCGTCTGCGCTGGCGTCGCCGTCTGCGCTGGCGTCGCCGTCTGCGCTGGTGTCGCCGTCTGCGCTGGCGTCGCCGTCTGCGCTGGCGTCGCCGTCTGCGCTGGCGTCGTCTGGGATGTCGGCGTGCCGCTGGTCTTGGTTCCGGAAGCGCCGGGCTCCTTCTGGATCAAGCCGATCATCAAATGCTGCTCGGACTTGCCGCCGGTCGGCTGGAAAAGGCTCAGCTTGGGGTTGCCGAACAAAGCGCCTGTGACCTTGGGGCCCCAATTACCGCGCATCTCGTTGACCTGATCGACGCTCGGCACTAGGCCCTTGTCCTGCAGCATCTGGATCGCGACCTCGTGCGCCCGTCCTGGATTGTTGCGGTAGGCGAGGCTCTTGGATTGCAGCTCCTCGACGAGATCGTCGATCGCCTTCTGCGCATCCGGCTTGAACGCGATCGGGTTGGTGAGGCCGGTCGGTGCTTTGCCCGGGTCTGGCCTCGGAAAGAGCCGCTGGTCGGTGATGTAATCGTTCTGCTGCTGCTTGTGATAAGCGTCCTGGTCGATCGGCTTCGGCACGGACGCGACGGCGGTATACCGCTCGATCAGATCCTTCCGCCGCGCCTCGTTCGTCTCGGCGCCGATCGCCGCCTGCATCGCCGCGGTCCATTGCTCCGTCGTCTTGGGCATCTCGATATAATTGTTGGCTTTGGCAGTATCGGCATCGGTGTTGATCGGCACTCCCGGGTTTTTATAATCCATGTAGGTGCCGCGGGCGCCGCCTTGCGTCTGCTTGGTCTGCGCGACGCCCGCATCGTAGGCGGTGGCGCCTTGCGGCATCGGATCGCCGTGACGATGATCGACCACGGTCCCGTCCGCCAGCTGGATCTTATCGTATGCGTTATCCGCGTTCGCTCGGCTGACATCGAGCGCGCTTTTCGCTGTCGTGTCGGCAACGGCTTGCCTGCCTGCGACTTCAGTGGTGGCGACGCCTTGCCTGCCCGCGACGTCGATATTGGCGACGGTCTGCGCGCTCTGGTTCGCCAGCCTCTGATTGTGGGATGAGGCTTCCCCCGCGCTGGCCAAAAGATCATCCGCCATCGATTGCGTGATCCGGCCGGTCGCGACGGCTTGCATGATCACGGCTTTGTTCTGTGCATAGATCTGATCGGCGGGGACGTGCGCCTGGATCTGCATCGCCGTCAGCTTTGCCATGTCGAGCCCGAGCGGCGACTGCGAGCCGTTATGCGCGGCAGGCGGGGCATGGATCGTGCCGCCGCCGCCCGTGGAAATGCTGGCCGGGCTGATGACCCCGCTCAGGCTACCCTGCTGGCCCGTCGCCGTGCCGCCATTGGTCAGCGTTGTATTCGGCGCCGGGGCCGCGCCCTCGGTCGGGGGCGAAGCGGGCGGCAGCGGCGCTCCTGGCGAGTTCTCCACCTTCGTCGCAAAGTTTTGCATCGTCTGCGCAGGCGTTGCCGTAGGCTGCACCCAATGCCCCGGGACCGTCTGGCCAGTAGGTGCGACTTGGACGTTGATCGAAGCACGCGGATCTCCTGGCGGTGCTCCTTGCCCTGGTATCGGCATCGGCGCCACCGCAGCCGCGAGGCTCGGCGTCGCAGGCGCTGCGCCGGGTGCCGCGGCTGGCGCCGCCGCAGGCCCGGGATACCGCGCAGCGACATCGTTCTGAATATACATGCCCGTGGCCGGGTCTTGCTTATAAGTCGGAGCTGACTGGTCCTGGGTATAAACTTGGTTCACCACGTCATGTCCGGCCGCCGATTGATCGCGGATCTGAGCCGCATCGGTCAGGTTCTTACGCGCCTGCGTGCCGTAGTAATACGCCTCAGCCTGCTTGCTTGGATCCGGGATCGCGCCGAACACCGAGCTGAGCGCCTGGTCCCATTGCGGACTGCCGGTGTTGAATTGCTGGGGCATGATGCAGAAACCTAATATGCGGTTGCAGGGTCGGGCTTCGACGTAAAGAGCGAGCCGAGATTGGTCACGCTCGGATCGGCGCTGCTGGGGCCGCCGAGATAGCGCGCGCCGCCATACGCGGCGAGCTGACCGATGCCGCCGATGATGCCCGCTTGCGATTTCTGATAGGCGATATCGGCCTGCGTCTGCGCCAGCTTGTTTGCGGCTATCGTGCTCGCGTCGCTCTGCTTTAGGTTGGCAAGATCGGTGGCGTTGCCGTAGCTGAGGCCCGCGGCATCGAGCGCGCTCTGGCCCTTCGACTGCAGCAAGATGTCCTGCGCATTGCCGGTCCCGGTCGCGGCCTGATAGGCGACTTGGCTCGGCAGCAATCGCGTCGCGCTGCCTTGGCGCAGCAAATTTTCGGCCGACTGCGCGGGCATGATCCCGACCCGGTTGGCGGCGATCGCCTGATTGACGGCTTGTCCCGGCTGCTCGTAGCTCTGGACCGCCGCGATCTTCGAGCCGTAATTGCGGATATTGGTCGCGGCCTCGGCCATCCGCCGCGTCGTCGCGCCTTGCGCGACCGTGTCGCTGGTGACAGCGTTATTACCGCCCGATGGATCCGACGCCTCGGGACCTTGCGGCGCGGTCGACGCGTTGAGCAATGCCGCGGCTTGCTGCTGCGATCCGCTCTGCGCATCGGCAAGCTTCTGCTGCGTGGTCGCGTCAAGCAGCTGCTGCGCCTGCGTATCGCCGGTCTGGCGCAAGCTCTCGGCCTGCTGGTTCTCGGCCGCGAGCGTATCCTGATAATTCTTGAGCGCGCTCATCTGGCTGGTGCGCATCTGATTGGCTGCGGCAGCACGCGTGTTGAGCGTTTCTTGCTGCGCCGCGGTCTGCGCTGAAGTCTGCTGCAGCTGAGCGTTGAGACGCTGGCCGAAAGCCTCATTCTGCGCGTTCTGCGTTGCCAGATTTGACTGGCTAATCGCGTTTGCGCTCTCCTGCGCGGCTTTCGTCTGCTGCTGCGAGGAATACAGCGTCGTAGCGGCACCGAGCGCCGCAGCTCCAATCGAGACCGAGATAGCGTCACACATGGCGTGATCCTCGTGTCACTTACTTGGCGCTTTTTGCGTTGGGGTCGCCCGCCGACGGGCTGCCCGCCCGGCCGAGCGCGGCTTGCTGCGCGATCCCTCCGGCATTGAGCCCGCCATAGAGACTGCTGCCGGTGTTGATCAGCCCCGCGAAGATATCGCCGATCGAGTTGACTTGCGGCACACCCTGCAGGCTGGACACGGTGTCGCCCGCCGTGCTGGTCAAGCCGGTGATCGCCGAGCGCTGCGTCTGCAGCGCGTTGTTCACGTCCTCGATGTTGCTGCCCGCGATCGGCGAGCCGATGCTCTCGGAACTCTGCACCTGGCCGAGCAGGTTTTGCTTGGTCTGCGCGACGTTGGACTGCAGCTGATTGGCGGCCTGCTGCGCCTGGGCGGTTTGCTCGGCGGTGGCGCGGCCCGCCGTCTCTTGCAGCTGCCCCGCCTGATTGATCCCGGCCTGGCTCGACGAAATACCTTGCCGCGCCAAGCCGAAAGCCAGCGCCTTTTGCGCGATCTGCTTTTGATAGTCGATCTGGTCCTGCGCCTTCGACATATAGTCGTTGGCGTATTTCTGGAAGTAATCCGGGCTGAACGATGCGAAAGCATCGTTGACCTTTTGCGTGCCTTCGCCGAGCAGCTGCGAGCGGCCGGTATCGTAAGCCGTCTGCCGCTCGGCCTGGTCCTGCACCTGCTTCTGCTGCTGCGCGTATTGGTCCTGCTGCGCCTGGAATTGCTGCACATTGAGCGCGTTCTGCTGATCGGCGATCTCCCTCTGCGCCGCGATCTGCTTGTCGCTGAGATCCGCCGCCGCCATCTGCTGATATTGCGGAACCGTGATCGCGCCCCGGAGCGCATACTCGTCGGGAACACCATCTTGGACGCTTCTCGTTCCCCGGTTCCCCTGCGCGTCGATATAAGGTGCATCGTGTGTCGTGGGAGCGCTGCTGCCGCCACCGCCGCCGCCCATGCACATCTCATTGCACTCCTATGCTTGCCGTGAAGCCACGGCGCGGCTTCAAGTGCCGTGTCACGCGGGAAGCGCGACGATCCCGGGTCAGGTCCCAGGCGTACAAAAGAAAATCTTCATGCTGTCGGCCGTAGCCTTTGAGCACGCTCTCGATCTCACCGCCGAGCATTTCGATCCAGCGTCGGCTGTCGGTGTTCGCGGCCAACACATAAGCCTCGCCGCGGTGATAGTTCGCGTTCTTCAGGACCGGGATGACGAAGTCCAAGGACCAGCGCGTCATTGAACGGACCACATGCCGCCACTTCGTTGTGCCGAACGCGCCCGCGACCACGACGCCGGGACGTATCGGGACCACACCGTTGATCGCGACAGGTTCGTCATCGAGCGTCCAGATCCGCCACAGCTCGCCAGCGACGGGGAGAAGACTATCGAGGAACGTGTCTTCGTTATCGTCCCAGCGTAGAGCGAAGATCTCGGCGCGATCGCGGGGGCGCAAGTTGCGCACGATATAAGCAAGAGCTGGCCGCGTGACATGATGCGAAGCAACGACGCTTGCCATTATTTTGTGACGCCTTCTTGCAGGTTGAAATGCAGCGCCGCCATGATCGCCTCGCCCGGGGCCTGGTGCTCCATGTGGACGCCGATATGCGTGCCGTAGCCCGCGAACGGGATGCTCTGCAGCCCATAGGTGTTGTCCTGGATCGTGGCGCACAGCTCGAATAGATCGGTGCGGTTCGGCAGCATGCCGATGCTGACGGACCATTGGCCCTGGCACATCACGTCGACGCTCTTGATGCGCTTCCACTCGGTCGGGCTGTCGGCGCTCATATGCGGCGTGCGTATCGTGATCTTGCAGCTGTCGAACTCCGTGCGCGATGCGCCGCCATAAAGATAGATGTTGCCGGAGTTGTCGTCGCAAAAGACCATGTTGCCGATCAGGGCAAAGGTGCGCACGTTGAAGCCGGGGCTAAGGGTCGACCACGCCGTGATATGCCCCGCGGGGAAATACGACAGCACATAAATCGTCGGACCCAACGCCAGCCAGTAGCGGCCTTGAATTGGCTGCACCGTCGCCACCGCATGCGTCACGCCAGCCGGGTCGGCCCGGATCTGCGGGATCAGCGCCAGATCGATCGGCGAGCCGACATCGTTGACCGAAGCCGCCAGATTGATGACGTTCGACTTGAGGCTGCGCACGCCGCTATCGGAGAGGAACAAGATATCGCCGGTACCGAACTGCAGCACCGACTGCGGGGCGATCACGCCGACGCGCAGCAGCTGCCCCAGCGTGTCTTTGGTCGGGTCGGGATCGAGCGCCCAGATCTGCGTCTGCAGCTGCGACATCAGCGCCATGTTGCTGTAGTAGACTTCCATCGATATCAGCGGCTCGCCGAGCGGATCGTTGAGCGCCGTGTTGATGAAGCCCGCGCCGGGCTCGTCGGTCGAGTTCGGATCGTTTTGCGCCGGGTTGTTGACGCCGCTGAAGCGAAGATATTTGCCGTCGAGGCGATACATCTTCGACTTCCAGGTCCGCGCGTAAGTGCCGTGCGAATAGCTGCTGTCGACTTCCAGCACCATCGCGCCGTTGTACCAGCAATAGGTGATGCCGGTGCCGAGATCCTGGAAGCAGACGAAGAACAGCTCGTCGAACGGCTCGACATCGAGGATGTCGTAAGGGCCGGTTCCCGCGAAGACGATGTTATGCGCGACGATCGGCACCGGGCACACGCCTTGCGGGATCGGCGCCCCGCCGGTGTTGACGCCGAAAGCATGCAGCGTGTCGCGATGACCGAGCAGATAGCCATAGACCGGCGGCATCGTCGTCATCGGGACGAAGGCGTAGCGCTTCTCGATCTCGCCGCCCTGATTGAGAACGGCATTCTCCAAGATGCGCAGCGAGCCGCCCGGCGCGGTCAGCGGTGTCTTGCGGACATCGAAGCCTTCCTTGAAATCGGTGACACTGAAGACCCGCTGATCCGGCATTAGCGCTGCACGCTACCGGGAAGCCGGTTAGCCTTCCGGCTATTGTCTTCGCGTGTGAGCAGCTGCAAATTCTGCGGCGCATGCAAGCCCCACACCGTCTCGCCATAAAGCGGGATAATATGGTCGACCGTCAGCCGTTGCTCTGCAGCCCGCGCGTAGATCGCCTCGATCTCTGCACGATGACTTAGGTGCATACGCGGGATGAGTGCCGCTCTACGTCGTTTCGCTTTAATTGCGAGCTTAACCAGGTTCTCCGGCTGTTTTGCACGTTCGCGCGCAAGCTCGTTCTCGCGCTCACGATACGCAGCTTTATAGGCCCGCTCTTTAGCTTTGCCTTCAGCAGACTGCCGATATTTTGCTTTGGCTTCAGCGGTTATCCGCTTGCCTTCAAGTGACTTGCGCCACTCGGCCATCTTCTGCTTGCCATGTGCCGTGCTATGCCACTTACTCATCGTTGTACAGACCCCGGTCCACTCCCGTAACCCGGGGGTACGAAGTCGAGCCCCAGCACCGGCTGATGCCCCGGCCGGGACTGCGCGTCGCCGCCGCCCGCGCCGATCGCGGTGGGCCGGACTTGCTTATGGCTGAACTGCCGCACGCGATGGCGGCGCAGCGCCTCGTTGGCTTTGTTGAGCTTGAGGCTCGCATCCTTGGCGTTGTCGCGCTGCAGGATCTCGACCGCCGAGAACAGCACGATGATATTATCCGGCAGCGTCGCCTCGTCGCTGTCCTCGATCATCTTGGTGACGGTCTTGGTCCCGCGCAGGCGGACGATCGCGTTCGGGTCCATCGCGGTCCCGTCCGGGATCGGCCACAGCTCGATCATGTTGGTGTCGGCGTGGTGCATCCATTTGCGCAACGGCCAGGACTTGAAGCCGTCGTCCGAGTTCCACAGCACCATGTCATAGGGGCCGATGCCGTAGGCCAGCTCGCTATAGACCGTATTGATCAGCACCCAGATATGCGTGATGTCGTCGAAGGCGAGATCGACGGGGTAGGGGTAGTAGCGCTGGCCGTCGACGAGCTTGATGTCGCGATCGATGATGAGCTGCGGCCAGTCGTAATCCTGGTACAGCTGGACCTGCGTGCGGTTGAGATAATAGAGCAGCGTGTCGCGGTCGTTGATGCCATGCGCGACGTTGGTGCTGTGACCGACCTCGGCCCGGAGATCGGTCAGCATGTCGGAAAGCATCTTACCCACGAGGGAGAACCTTCGAGGTGTAGTCCTCGAACCCCGGCGCGTGGCTGCCGCCCGCGTTGACGTCCGGCAAGGTCGCGGCGACGCGCGCGGCGCTGGCGCGACGCGAGGATCCGCGGCCGCTGGTGTCGCGCACGATACGCGGCTGGTCCCCGGCTTGGGGCCCCAGCCCCAGCGCGTCGTCCTCGATCTCGTCCTCGTCCTGCGCATGCGCCGCGATCTCGTCCGGCGTCGGCTCGGTCTCGCGCGGGACCGCTGGTCCCTCGGGCGCATCCTCCGGCATCGTGAACTGATCGAGCGGACGCAGCTTCGGATCGGGGCTATCCGGCTCGACCGGGCGCGGCTTGTAGACCTTTTGCGTGCAGCGCGGGATGCTCGCATCCGACAGCGGCAGCCGCGGGCGCGCGCCGGGGAAGACCTTCTCGATCGTTTCCGGCGCGTAGATCGACTGCAGCCGCTGCAGCACTTCATCGTTGGGCGCATCCCAAGCACCCACGACATAGACGTCGGTGATCGCTTCCTCGCCGTGCAGGAATTGCAGGATCGGCAGCTCGGGAAAGACGATCGGCCGCGAGCGATCGCGATAGACGATCGTGCTGTCGTCGCCGCCAAGGTTCACCATGCAGCGCAAAAGATGAAAAGCGGGCATCAGACGCCACCCCGCTTCATCATCCCGGGCGACGGCGGCATCGAGGGCGGCATCACCGTATCGGCCATGCTGGGCCCCGCCGCGAGCGGGACTTTACGCGCGGGCAGCTTGGCCTGGCTCTTGCCCTTATCGGCGGCGACGAAATCCTTCGCGACTTTCTTCGGCACGCCGCTGCCTTTAATGCCGCCCGACGCAACCCCGTGCATTAGACGGCTTTGAGCCTTGGATGTGCTCGGCATGAAATCTCCTTTGCTAAAGAGAGGACCAGCCCGCTTCGGGGTAGAGGGGTGGAACGGGCTGGCCCCCAAGTTTGTCGCCTACGGGGAAAAGGCGTCAGGCGATTTCGACAACAAGAGCGGAGTTGACCTGCTGCGCAACGATTTGCCCGGTATGCGTCATGCTCTTGTACATGACGAACTGGTTGTAAGGCCGCGCGGGCGTGAACTTGTGATCCCACTCGCCGTCTTGCTTCATCAAGTAGATGTGCCGTGGATCCCACCAATAAGCGCGCTTGGTGAAGCCGAGATCATCGAGCGTCGGGTCGTATTCGATCACCGTGTTCATGAACTTCACCTGCCCCATCGAGCCGTCCTGGGGCCCCGTGAAGCCGGTCATCGTGTAATTGCCGTTCGCGCGCAGCTCGATTTCCATCGCGCCGATGAATGCGCTGCCCGCCAGCATCTTCGATGGCTTGCCGCCGTAGCGGATGAGCTGGCGATATTCCGACTGCAGGAATTGCAAGAGCGCGCCGCCGTTGGTCGTCGCCGACGTCACCGCGCCGCGGCCGCCCGCGGTGCCGAACGCCGCCGTCGCCGCGCGGTTCTGCCACCAGGTGTTGGTCGAGCGCGCAAGACCGCCCAAGCTGCCCGCATTCGGGACCGCCGCGATGATCGACTGCATGCCCGCCAAGGCTTTCGCATCGCCGGTGCCGTCGCCCCACATCAGTGCGTTCATGCTGCGCGCGTATTGCTCGCCGAAATCTTCGAGCTTGTCCTGCAGCAAGTTCACGAGGACCGTGACGTCGCGATCGCTGTGGTTCGAGGTCGAGCTGCCGTCGCCTTCCTCGTCGGTGACGCTGATGCCGTCGATCTTCAGCTCGGTATGGGTGAGCGTCAGACCCATGTGATGCTCACGCCACGGGTAGTTGACGCGCTTGATATTGGCGGGCGTGTAGAAGCTGACCGTGTCGTTGTGGGTGTAGCCGACAACGTGATCGTTCACGCCGCCTGCGCCGTAATCGCCTTTCACCGCAAGGCTGATATTGCCCTTGCCGCCGGGGAAAGACTTCGCGCTGCTCTCGAACAAGCGCAGCAGAGGCTTGGCCTGGATGCTTTGCTTGAAGGTGTCGCCCTTGTTGTAATAGAAATCCAATGCCGCGTTGGCGATATTGGAAAGTTCACCAGCGGTGAACGCCATGATGCTTCGTCCTCATGTCAAGATGGCCGCCGCGAGTTCGCGATCGCCATGACCACCGCCTCTCTGAGGTCGCGTGGTTGAGCGTTCGGCGTGCCGGTTGAGACATGGATGCTGGACGGACTTGATCGCGTCGGCCGCGGGGCAGGACGCACCGCTGCGAACGTAGCCTTGACCTCGTCATACGCCGTCTGCGTCAGCGCGACGGCCTCTTGCGGGGTGCGCGGCGTACCGCGCTCTTGCAACAGACCCTGGGCATAGCGGCGAACAGCACCCGCCATTTGGCCGTAGTCGGGGTCTCGTCGCTGGATGCCTGCTTCCCAGGTGTCGACCGCAGCACGGATATTGCCGACGTGCTGGACCTGCTGAGTTGTCGCCACTTCCCGATTAGCGTCTTGCAGCCTGGCTTCGGCTTGCGCGGCGCGATGCCGCGTGCGCGTCAGCTCCTTGGCCGTGTCTTCGTCGATCGTCCCGTCGTCGACCTGCTTCTGCAGATCCGGGTTGATGCGAAGACCCAATGCTTCCTGCGCCGCCATGACGTAAGGCGTCACACCGGCAAGAAAGCCTTGGTAGTCGCCGCGACGGAGCGAGGCGCCGACGCCCAAGAGCATGTTGACGTCTTCCGGCGCCAGCTGGTGCTCTTTGAGATAGCCCTGCAGCTGCCGGTGCGTTTGCAGCTCCGGTTGCAGGTTCTCGACGGCTTGACGGGCTTCGTTGCGTTGACTGAGAAGACGCTCAAAGCGCCGACGCGTCTCCGGCCTGAGCTTCTTTAGCTCGGCCTCGCTCGGGTCGGCTTCGGTCGTGGTTGCATCCGGCGGGGGAGTTCCCGCTTGGGCCGTAGCCGCTGCCTGGTCCTGAGAGGCTGGTCCCGAAGGCTCGGCGTCCGCGTCCTGGTCCTGGGACAAGGAGGGGAGCGCTGTCTTTTCGGGCGTGGTCTCTACGACGCGTTTGACTGCGGCAAGCAATCCATCGCGATCTGACTGGCGGCTGTCGCCTGACGAGGGCGAAGTGCTGTCGGGTGCGCTTGACGAAGGCGCGGGAGAGCTGTCGGCCGGTGCCGGTGACGGCGCCGGTGTAGTTTCGGGTGCGCTCGACGAGGGCGCAATTACGTCATTTGTCTCGGTATCTGCCACAGGGCTCTTGCCGATCCGCTGGGACCAGCAAGATTTATGCGCTCAAGTGTAGGTTTTGTCTAGCGGTTGTGTCTCGCGCGGGACAAATGCCGCGAGACAAGAGCCCTAGTCCTTGGGCAGGCAGGTCATCAGGATTTGGGTCAAAAGCTCGGTGCGGCGCTCAAGCTGGCGCTCAAGGAACCACATCGTGGAGCCGAGAAAGATCGCGTTGATGAACAAAAGCATGATGAAAACGGCGGGAAGGCTGGCGACAATGCCGCCGCCCACGTCGATCGCTTTGTGCAGGACGCCCTTGTCGTCCGTCACAACGGCCTCGCTAGATGACGGATTTGACTGGCTATGTCGCTCAGAAGCGCATCGACCTCCAAGCCGTCACGATGCCCGATCTGATTATCGAGTACCAACTCAGCCACCTCCAAGAGAGTGGATCGGCGCGCTTCTTCGGCCGTGCATTCGATGATCTGCTGGACCTTGATAGCAGCGGCCTGCGTCACGCCACGCATAAGACGCTCACACGCCTCTCGCGGGTCTAGTGGTTTGGCAGTCACTTTCATGCAAGTTCCCAATCGGTCATCGCCTTGTCGATGTTATCAATCGCGCAAGTTACGCCGTTGAGCTTCTGACAAATCTCGCCATCGATAAGAACGGCGCGACATTCGCGGTGCCAAACCACGCGGCGCACTTGCCGACCGGCCTTCAGCTTGGAGAGAACTTCAGCGTAGGTCACAATCAAGGCGTCGGCGTCTGGTTGATCGCACCGCGCGGCATGCCGCCGCCGGTGCCGGGACGATTGCCGTTGCGGCCGTAAATCTGCAGCGGCGGCACTCTGGGCCCCAACGGACCGGCGGTGCCGGGACCAGTCATCGCATTGGTTGCCGCTGCGGGATTGGCCCCAGCCGGTCCTTGCGCGTTCGGGTCCGAACCCGGTCCCGGCGGCCGCGGCGGACCGCGACCGGCGCCGGTAGGACCCTCTGGTCCCGGCGGTCCACCGGGCGCTCCAGGCGCGACCGGCGGCTTCGACATTAGCTGGTTCAACGCTTCCATGCTGGGCACGCCTTCGGCGAAAGCCTCGCTGATATCGATGTCGTCGCCCATGCGGCGGATCAGCTGCCGCGCCAGCCACTCGGGCGAGATCCCGGGAATGCGCTGCAGGAGCGGCACCAGCTGCGTCAAGACTTGCACGTCTTGCTGCCGGTTCGGCGGGCCATTGGCGCCGACGTCGACCTCAAGCCAGATGTTATCCGCGACCATCTGTTTATTGAGCTGCGGCCACACCGCGCCGGGACCGACCACGCGGACCACGGTCTGCTGGCTGACGTTGAGGACCAGGACCTGAGAAGCGGCTTGGGCCAGCTCCGTCATCACGTCGTTGATGTCATCGATGGTCGAGCTGAGATCGGTGTTCTGCGAGAACTGCGCGACCGAGACCTCGGTCGCGGTCGCGCTCGACGTGGTCCCCTGATCGGCCTGGTCCGAGCCCAGGACCCGCAAGACGTCCTCGAAGACCGGCTGCGTGTCGTAGACCGCGCTGTCGATCCCCGGCATCTTGATGACCTGCAGCACGTCGTCGATCTTCTGGCCGGGGGCCAGCGCGTTGAGTTCGAGCAAGGCGTTGGCGGGATGCGTGCGCAGCTTGTCGAGATCGGCTTCCTCAAGGAGCCCCGCCGCGACCGCGACCTTGGGCCGGTTGGCGCGGCGATGCTCGCGCAAGCCCTGGCGCGCGCGGTTGAGTTCCAGCTGCATGTCGCGGATCAGATCGATATCGCTCTGCGGAAAGAGCGTCTTCTCGTCATAGCCCTCGTTGAGCGTGACCGCGAACCACGGCCAGAAGCGCGTGATCTCGGCCTCGGGCGGGTTCGGCTCCTGCAAGAAATCGGGATAGCCGTCGCAGACGATGTAAACCGAGCCGTCCTTGCGATTGTAGATCTCCCACACGCAAGCCAGCGAGGCCGGGCCGTCGCTGTCGCGGCCGCCGCTATGCGGATCGCCCGCCGCGTAACTGCGCTGCTCGGAGCCGGGCTCGTAGCCGCGGCTCTGGCCGTCCTCGTTATAGGCGGTGTAGCTGGTCCCGATATCGACCATGTAGATTTCTTCGATCTCGTCCTCGGTCAGCAGGTATTCCTGCGCCACCCAATCGGCGCCGAGAAATCCCCGCAAGGTCCGGCACCGCGTATCGGGAATGATCGCCGTGCTATCCGGGTAGTCGAAGGTCAGGCCCTCGCGCACGATCAGCTGCGCCTCTGCCGTGAGGCTTTGGATCGCGAGCTTCAATTCCTCGGCGTCGGCGCTGTCCTTGTCGATTTCCTCGTCGCTGAGATCGGCGGCCAGGCGCTCGATATTGGCAAGGCGCTCGCTCATATCGGCGATGCGATGCTCGATCTCCGGGCTGAGCTTCATCGCGCGCTGGAAGCCGAGCTTCACATAGCCGACGCCGGTGACGATCGCGCGCCGGATCGTCATCTTCATCGAGCCTTTGAAGCTGTGCGTCTGCTCGCCGATGTTGTACTCGTATAGCAGCTCAAGGGTCTTGCCGACCCGCGTCATCATCTCGTGCCATTGCTTGACCTGCGCGGCGTCCTGCATGATGGCCGCGCTCTCGGGATCGGGCGGGACGCCCGCCTGCATCGCCATCGCCATCTTCTGCTGCGCTTGCCCGAGTTGCTGGCTGCTGCCGTCCCAATTCTGCGCGAGCAGCTTCTCCTTGATCTTGGCCTGCATCGTCGGGTTGTTGGGGTAGAGTTCCGCGGTGCGCTGCAGCACATGCCGGATGCAGATGTTGGCGACATAGCGATCGTCGCGCTTCTCCGATTTCTGCAGCTCCGGCCATTGGCGGCCTTCACAAAATTCCTCGTTCTCGCGCATGCGCCGGAAGGGCACGCGCCAATGCTTGCGCGCGCGCTTGACGCGGTCCTGCCAGCGCTTGACCAGCTTGCGCCGGGGCTCGTCGGGCTCCGGCGCATCGCGCTGGATGAATTTGTTCTGCGGCTGAGCCAGCGCCGGGTTGATCGTCGCCGGCGTCGGATCGAGCGGCGGCATGCCCGGCGGCATTCCACCAGGTTGCTGCGGCGGCGGGCCGCCCATGCCGGGCGGGGCCGCACCGGCTGCGCCCAGATTGGAAGGTGGCGGAACTCCTACTTTTGGCATGCGCTAAGCCCGCGGCGCAAACGCATGCGGCATGGCGCAAACGTAAAGGTCGTAGCAGAACCAGATAATGCTCACGATTACGATCACCGCGACCACGATACGGATCACTTGCATCGCCACGGTCCCGGCCCAGCCAAGCCAACCGAGCACGATCGGCAAAAGGATCATGAGGATCGCAACAATGCCGCAGACCACGACGAGCCAGACCAGCGTTTGCACGAGCCAGAGCACGCTGAAGCACATCACCAGCCTCCACTACCAAAGCCGAGTTTCACGCTCTTTTCGGCCTGGTCCCGCTGCATCTTGAGCCAGCCATAGGTGTTCTCCAGCGGCTTGTTGTCCTGGTCCCCTTTGCGCGCCTCGCTTGCCGAGACCTGCAAGGTGAGCCCGAGCCCGATATAGGCCAGCGTGTCGACGAAATCGTCATGCGCGTCGTAAGGGAACTTCAAGAGCTGGTCCCGCGCCGCAGGCCACCACGGCGCGCGCTCCGGGAAGCGCACGCGGTTCATGCTGAGGCGGCCCTGAATGGACTGCGCGCGCGTTTGCTTATCGGCGATCGGCTGCATCTCGATGAGACTGCAGAAGGTGTGCGTCTCAAGCATGCGCTTGCGGAGGAAGGGACCGAGCGATTTCGAGATATGACCGCGCTCGGCCCACCAAAAGAGGGGCTTATGCAGCTTCATCATGCGCAGCATGCTCTCGACCGTTTGCTCGGCAGTCATCTGCCGCCACACGAGATCGGGCAGCACCCAGATCGTATCTTCCTTGTCGACGCCGATCATCATCAAGCAGGTCTTGTCCGAGCCTTGCTTCAACGCGACGGCGTGATCGGATGCGGCGTAGCAGCGAAGGTTGGCGGGCAGATCGTTGGGGCGATACGTGTGCAGCCAATCGACGCTAAAAAAGGTCCCGCCTGCCGGGCTCGGCCGCCCTTGATAGAGCGCGCTGAAGCCACGCACGTCGCGACGCTGCAGCGATTGCAGATAGGATTTGCCGAAACGGCCAGGCCATAAGGGCTCGTTGACTTGGCGATGCAAAGGGTCCTTGCCGTCATCGAAAGCCAAGGCGGGAAGGTCGATAATATGCCATTCGGCCGCTTCCTCGGGGTCGTAGTAGGTATTATGCGGATCGGTGAGCCGACCGATCAGATCGTCCTGATGCCAGCGCGTCTGGATCAGCATGATACGGCCGGTCTCGTCCATGAGCCGCGACGCGATAACCTGCGTGAACCACGTCCACAGCGTGTCGCGGATGGTCGGGCTGTCGGCTTCCATGCGGTCTTTGATCGGGTCATCGATGCACAGAAGATCGCCGCCGCGGCCGGTGGTGGTCCCGCCGCGGCCGACAAAGGCGAGAATACCGCCCGCATTGGTCTCCAAGCGGTCGCTGGCTTTGCTGTCGCTTTTGAGCGCGGTTTGCGGGAAGACCTGCGCATAGGCGGGGCTCAGCATGATGTCGCGCACGGCGCGGCCGATGTCCTGCGAGAATTTCTCGTTGTAGGTCCCGAAGATGACACTCAGCTCGGGATGCTTGCCCGCAAACCACGCCGTGAACATTTTCGAGGCGAGCTGCGTCTTGCCGTGTCTTGGGGGCAGGTTGATGATCAAGCGCCGGATGCGCCCGGCTTCGAGTTCTTCGAGCGCGGCGCAGATCACTTCGTGAAAGCGCTGCACCTCGTAGCGCGAGAAGTCGGGATCGTCGGCGTGGTTCGGGTTGGGCATCATCAGCTTGGTGAACGCAAGCATCGAGGTCTCGGCATCCGTCACCGCAATGAGGCGCTTTAGGGTGGTTTCGTAACGGACGAGATCCGGCGTCATGCGTTAGATCGGTGTGCCCCCTGCAAGGATGTAGTCGCGATAAGCCTGGCGATGAACGCGCATCAAGGCCGGGGTTGCGTAAGGCAACGGCGGCGCGGCAAGAGGCTCTGGCGTCTCTTGCGGCGCTGGCGTTGGCGGCTCAGGCGCTGGCGTTGGCGGCGCTGGCTCGGGCGTTGGCTCGGGCGCTTGTGCGGCGGCGGCATGGTGCGGCTTGGAGCGGGGATGATTGCGCATCTGCTGGCACTCCTTTAAGGCGCGTTGACAGTGACGGTGTTGGACGGCGGCGCTGCGGTGCTGCCGCGTACGTTCTCGGCCGTGACCGTGCAGGTCACGAAGTGGCCCTCGTCCTCAACCACGGTGATGTAATCCGGGCTGTCCTCGCCGATCGGATCGACATCATCGCGCAGCCAGGCGTAGTGATAGGCGGTCGGCTCGCCTTGCCAGTTGCCCATCGTGCAGTTGAGCGCGTCGCCCGTGACGACGGGGCCGATCGGCAAGAGCGCCGGAACGTCAACATTGACCGGGGCCGTCTGCGGCAACGGCGGCGGCAGCTCGATGCCGCCCGGGATCAACGACGCGACGTTGCCCCCGAAGCTGTCATCCTTAATCGCGCCCACCCAGACTTGCGGCGCGGCGCCAGCCGTTGTTCCCAGCTCGATATAAAGCTCGCCAGCGGAAAGGCTATCCGGCCGCGGCGGGAGAAAGCCGACGCGATAGGACGCCATCATCGTGACGGTTTCTGGATCGACGCTCATTGACCGGCCTCCATCGAAAAGACGTTATCGCTGCGCTGTATGGGTTCGGCTTGCTTCGCACAGAGCTGTTCATATTCGGCTTGCTGCGCATAGAGCTGATCGTGCAGCGCCTGGATGATCGGATTGACGACGCGGAAAGGCCCCTCGCCGAGCGCCGCGAGCACCTGGTTCCATTGCTGCGCTTCCAGCGTGACGGTCAGGCGATCGGTCGGGTTGAAAGGCTGGGTCATGGCCCGATGCGGCACCCTTGCATCCACGTCACGGGATTGGGGAGGGGCGATCCCACGATGCTCAAGGGTGCCGTGCCTTGCACGCGGATAAACCCTTCGATGTAATCTGTCGTACCGTTGAGCTTCGCCAAAGCGGTGACGTTAATAGAGCAAGCGCCGGCGACGGTATCGCCCGTGCGTCGCCACTCGGCACCGTTCAGATAGATCATCGCATTGATGAGCAAGATCGGCGTGCCGTTGCCATAGGCCGTGAGCATAATCTGATAGGTGCCCGCCACCGTCGGCTGAAAGCGCGACAGTCCCGCGTTCCAAAAGCTCCCGGTATCCCAATCGACATGATCGAAGGGGATTTTCGTTGTCGAGAAGTTGGCCAGTCCGCCGACGGCGGCGGTAAGCCCGACGCTGAAGTTTGGACTACCCGGGGTTACGGCGGTTACGGCGGTTACACCGCTGACCCACTTCGCGCCGTCCCATATCCACGTCGTGCCGTCGGAGCCGGTGTAGGTCTGGCCGGTGGCCGGGGAGCTGGGGAAATCGAGGGCCATCTTATGGCTTCTCCTTCGCGACCGGCGTCGGCGCGGGGTCCGGCTCGTTGCCGTCCTCAAGCCACGAAACATAATCCTGATAATCGCGGTTGCCGGGATCGAAGGGGATGAACGCGCCGTCGCCGAGGCGCTGCACGATGCTCGGCTCTTGGCCGGGAAGTGCTGCGACGAGTTGATATGCGTTCGCCATAATCAGAGGTCCGCCGACAGCGTTAGGTCAAAGAGAACGTAGTTTGGGCCTGCTGCCGGTGAGTTCGCCGAGACCCGCAAATGCGATGGCGCAGGTATGAACGCGGTTACGCCGCTTGCGTTGCCGTAGCTGACATTAGCGAAAGCAGCGGTAGGCGCAGCCCGCATACACACCGGCAATATAAAGTCGTTGTACATAGCCCCCGGGCCGTAAGTCGATGCTGTCATATTGATATAGCTTTGATAAAACCGCTGGCAGTTGGCGAGATCGTAGCGCGGGTCGGGCTTCTCAAGCGGCGTCGCGACGCTGCCGACCTCAAGCTGCACGCCCGCCAGCGAGATCGTGCCGCTCTGCACGCCGATACCAGTCGCCGCAGCGTAGTTTGATCCAGCCGAGTACCAAAAACTGATTTGAAAGCTGTTGAGGCCGCCGGTGCCGATCGTCTTGCCCGCCACTGATGGGATCGCTGCCGTCAGCGTGTAGCGTGTCAATGTGCTGCTCAGCGTCACTGTGCCCAGCGAAACCGGACCAACAGCGGTGCTACCACCCGTGCCGAAATTTTGACTGTAAGTAACGCCCAGCTTTGACCCACCGGGGGAAGCATTAGCCCAAAACGACAGCGTGACCGTCAGGCCGGATGTGCGCTGCACACCTTCGATGTGCTGATACGCGATCACATAATCGCCTGCGCCGGAGCCGCCCGTAAAACCGTTGGCATAATAGTTCGTTACGCCGTCTAGCCCGGGGAGCGATCCAGCAGGAAGCGCGGCAGTGGAAACGCTCATCGTGCTGCCAGAGATCGCGGCGGCCCAGCGATCAGCCGTGTATCCGGTTGCCGTAAATGGCCCCGCGCCGCGCTGCTGGATGTTGAACAGCGGATTATGAAGAAGATTACGGCCGATGTTATTTGTGCTTGCCGTGTTGCCCGGCACGCTCGATGCCGTCACCCATTGCTGGCTTGTGCCGTCATTATAATAAACATAAAGCTGACCCCCGGTGCTGTCCCACCACAGCTGCCCCGCCACCGGCGAGGCGGGCGCAGTCGCGAGGATCGTCGCACCGGACGGCTTGGCGTCGACGTATTGCCGGGTCGCGGCTTGCAGCGGCGCAGCGGGATCGGCCGCAAGCGTGAGCGCGCCGGTGAGGGTGCCGCCCGCCAGCGGCAAATACGTGCTGCGTATCGCCGTATCCGCCGCCGCCAACGTCGTGTTGATGGCGTCGACGTACTGCTTCGTCGCGGGCTGCAGCGCCGCTGCTGGGTCCGCCGCAAGCGTGAGCGGTCCTGTGAGCGTGCCGCCGGTAAGGAGCAAGCGCAGCGCATCCTTGGCGTCCGTGTATTGCTTCGTCGCTGCGCCGAGCGCGAGAGAAGGATCGGCCGCCAGCGTGAGCGCGCCGGTGAGGGTGCCGCCCGCGAGCTTCAAATACGCGCCGCCCGCTGCGCCGCTGTCGGCCGGGTCCGATGAAAGCAATAAACGATTGCCGCTGCCCGATCCGATCCATAGCTTCGTCTGCGGCCCCAGCTCGGCCGAAAGCGCGCCGGGCAGGAGCGTCGTCGGCGCGACATTGGTATTCGTGCGAAGAATTTGGATCGTCTGCGCCATCAGTATGACCCTGCATCGATTGCGCTGACATTCAGCGGCGTGGTCGTGCCATTTCCTTTGATCGACGTTCCATCAACCGACACCGGCGAGACTTGCGCGTCGACATAAGCCTTCGTTACGGCATGCAGCGGCGCAGTCGGCGGCCCGCTCAGCGTAAGCAAGCCGGTCAAGATACCGCCCGTCATGGGCAGGACGTTCACCCACACCGCGTTGCTGCGGCCGTAGCTCGTGCTATCGAGCGGCGCATCCGAGATGCCCGCGCCGCCGACCGGCACGCGCCAGGTGATATGCGAGCTGCCGTCCGTCGTCAGCGCCGCGCCGTTGCTGCCGCCCGCGATGGCGAGATATTGCGGGTCGCTCATCGTGATCTTGCCGCCCGCCGCCGTCACGATGGTCGGGGTGTTGATGCCGTTCGCGAGCTGCCAGGCGTTCGTCGCCATCAGGGACCACCCCCGGGAAGGCCGACCACCATCCACTTGTCGGCGTCGGCTTCGGGCGCGACGATGAAATCGATGAAGCCCGCGCGTGTCGTGTAATCGCCGCCCGCTTCCTGGATGATGCCGTTGAGTGAGACAATGCAATCGACCGAGCCCGGCGGCGTGATCGTGCCGCCTGTCGAGTTCTGCAGCGGGAACGTCTTCGCGACGCCGTCGAACACCCAAAGCGAGGTGTTCACCTTGACGCCGGAGGGCGGCACCGAGACCGGGCTCACCTTCTTGAGGCCGATGATCTCGACCGTGCTGGGCGTGGTCACGGTAGACGTGAGCGTCACGCTGCTCGATGCAATCGTGTAATCGAGCACGGCAAGCAGCTTCACGCCGTTGAGATAGACCGCGATCTCGGAATTGACCGCGTCGAGAACCATCGTGTTGCCGTGATAATCGACGCCGGTGAAGACCGTCGTGGGCGTGGCCGGAAGATAGAGATATTCGCTGACCGTCGCGGGCGCGGGCTGCACCACGTCGTGCCAGAGCACGCCGTCGTAGACCTGCGTCGTCTGCGACGTCGTATTCCAATACATCGCCCCGGGCGAGACCGGATCGCCGCATGTCGTATGCGTCGGCGGGTTGGCGTAAGCGCCGAGCCAATAGCTTTGGATCGCGCACACCGCTTCGCCGGATGCATCGGTGACGATCTGGGCGGCGTTGTTCGCCCACCACCGGGAACTCCAATGGTCCCCGGTCACGTCCATCACCGCCAAGATATTCGGCGGGATCGTATCCGGCATGTGCTCGGCCCAGGCTTGCGTCAAGACGCCATAATCCGCGCACACCGCTTCGGAGCCGTCCGCGTCGTTCGCGGCATTCTCGGCGTCCGTCGCCGAGGCCGCGGCTTCGAGCGCCGACTGCGCGGCTTCCGCCGCCGAGTTCGCCGCATCAAGCGTATCTTGATCCGCGCGGGTAGCAGCATCTTGAATGACAGCATGCTGCGTGACGGCTGCGCGCACGGCAGCTTGCGCGATCTCGGCCGCGCCGCTTGCAAGTTGTGCCTGCGCCGCAGCGGTTTCTGCAAAGGGCGTGAGCTTTGCGACCGCGTCGCTGGCGATAAATTCAAACAAAGCATTCACGAGCTGCGGCTTTCCGACCGCGCCCGGGCGCAGCGTGCCATCCGAGTTGAGCGAGGTCCCAACCCATGCGATGATTGCGCTGATGACTTTGCGCAGGCGGGCAAGCTCGGCGTCGAGCCGATCGCCGGGCGGCGGTGACGCGGGATGGTTTACCTGGAAGTCGGTAAATGAATATTGCTTATCGGGCGCCACCGGCATGGGCGCGCGCGAGGGCGTTCCATCCATCGCAGGTTTTGTCCTTCCGCCGCGCACGTTACACGTGAAACACGCCAGACAAAAGACAAAATCAAGGGGTGGCATGCCCAGAGCCGCAGAAACCCAAGGCTTAGGGGATCGTTAGCTAAGACAAATCAATTTTAAAACCACAGAAATTTGGCCGAAAGGCCAGACGTCGTTAGCTAGAGCCAATGAAAGTTAAAAAGTGGCGGATTTCCTCGCGAGGTCATCATGTGGGGAGCGCGCGGGCGGCGGGATCCCCCCAGGGGTGGCGGAAGCCCTGGCGGCCGGTCCCGGGACCGCCGGGACCGCTCGGGACCGCGCCCTTCCCCTCAGATAGGGAAGGGACAAGTCAACGGGACCAATGGCTTAGCTGATTAGTCCCATGCCGATCAGCGACCGAAGCCGTTCCAACTCAGCCACCAGCTCGGCCCGGGACAAGGTTGCAAGCGCCGCACCACTACGTTCCGGTGCAGCTTGGTGCCTGCCAATCAACCCTTCTATCTCTGCTAGAGTACGCGCTGCAATCACTCGCGCCGATGCTGGAATGTCGTTTGAATTCAATAGCTTAGTTAAAGTTTCAGCGACCTGATAACCCTCACGTTTTGTAATGTCCTGCCCTACAACCTTAGTCGGGACAAGCCTAGTCCCGGGCTTGGTCCCGTTGGTCCCGGGCTTGTCCCGCAGCTTGCCCGGGACAAGCACGCGTTTAGCGATTTTCATACCACCATGCCGTTGTTGAGCGGCGGCCGGGCGCCGCTGCTAGATCGATCGCTTGCCGCTGCACTTGGGACCAATGCAACGGCGCCGTGAAGCGCCTGTCCCATGCCAGGACAAGCGCCAAGCGCTGCGGCGCGCGCTTGCTTGTCTCAATTCCGTTCAAGTTTCGCCAGACAGGCAATGCCAGCAATTCAAGCGGCAGCAAGCCTGCCGTTTCGAGCCTCGCCAGCATGCGAGTTTCGCCCCGACCATATGCAGCCGACTGTCGGGACAACCGGCCGCTATGCCGGACGCAATGCTTTTGCCCCTTCAACGCAAGTTGAGTGCAGCGCTTGCACTTGGGTTGCTGATCGATCGGGATCTGACAGCGCAGCAATGCCGCAATGCTGTTCGGCGAGCCTCGCCAGCCACCGACCCTTTTCACTTCACCTAGCTGCACTTGTCGCATTGGTCCCGCTTTTCGCTTGTCTTGGTTGTGTCTTGCGATTATACCTTTTGTTGCGACACCTAACCACACCAACCTACACCAAGCGAAAGAAGGAACTAAATCAGTGGCTTATCCATCTCACATTGCGCGCGCGGCATTGCGCCGTGCGCTTCGCGACAGCAAGGGTGACGTTACAGGCGTGCTTCATGGCCGTCTTGTGAACGATCTCACGATCGCTGAATTGAATGCTGCGCTTATCGCGCTAGGGCAAGACCCCGACGCGATCGCGCGCGCTGCACTCAATCCGCTTTACGCTCCAATGCAAGCGCAAGCGATCGAGGCTCCTGCGATCGAGGACGAGCCGCAAGCGGTCGAGGCTCCTGCGATCGAGAACGAGCCGACGCCCGACGAAGACCCTCACGGTGATGCGGCCGCGATCGAAGCTGAGATGCAATCGATCCGAGGCTTGATCGCAACGGGCGGGTTCAGCGCTTTCGACGATAAGCTTCGCGCGCTTGTCATCGAAGCACGCAAGCCTGCGGTGGAAATACGCGTTGAAGTGCCGATCGATGGCGGCGGCACCGCAATCGCGCATGCGAGCAAACCCACAGGCAAGCATGCAACGTGGCGCGCGCTGTTCGGTATCACCGGACCGCTTGGCAAGCGCGAGACTGCGTTGTGGGACGGCATGCATCCTCACACTCCTGCGATCGATGATCGCTATGCGTGGCCTGCCTGCACCGCTGCGGTCCTCACTCAAATCGCGCGCGGGAAGAACATCATGCTCTTTGGTCCTGCAGGGACGGGCAAGACGCAATTCATGGCTCAGCTTGCAGCACGCACCGGCCGTCCCTATGCGCTCATAAGCTGCGACAACGGGACCGAAGCGGCCGCGCTGAAAGGCATGACCGTACCCGATGCAAGCGGAGGCGTGACATGGCAGGACGGGCAATTGACGCGCGCCATCAAGACGCCCGGATGCATCATATGCCTGGACGAGCCGAGCGTTGCGCGCTCTGGCGCGCTGTTCGTCCTGCAAAATGTGCTGGAGGATCGCAAGCTGTTTCTTGATGAGACAGGCGAGCGAGTGACAGTCGCGCCCAGCGTGATTTTTGCCGCAACCGACAACACCAACGGGACAGGCGGAGGGAGCCGCAAAGGCTACACCGACACCAATCGTCTTAATCACGCGTTCCTCGATCGCTTGAGCGTACGCGTGAAGTTCGATTATATGTCCCCCGACAGCGAGGCGCGCGTAATCGTGGCGAAAACAGGTTGCACGCTCGCACTGGCAAGCTTGCTGGTATCCGCTGCGACTGTGACACGCGCCGCAGCCAACGATGCGACGCTATCGCATGGCATTGGGCTTCGACGCCTGTTCGCATGGGCCGAATTGCTGACCGATGGCATTGGCGCGGCCGATGCTTTTGAAATGGCAATTCTGAATTGCGCCGCCGAGCAAGACGTTGAAGCCCTGCGCGAACAATGCTTGCTTGCTTACGACGCTGGCAACGTGAAGCGCGCGCTCGAAGCCGTTGCGCAAGGGGGGAACTGAACCCATGCCGCGCTACATCGAAGTAACTGCAGCCGCGCGTGAGACAGCCACCAAGCTGCTCGCGTTGCGCAGCGCCAATGCGCACAAGGTTGCCATCACGACGCGCGGCGGAAAAACCGCCTCCGTTGATTGGTCCAGCAACCATGCGACTATCAACATGCCGAGCCTTCCGCCCGACGCGTCATTGACGCGTGCAGAAGCGGATCGCTTGGTGGCTTTCATCGCGCATGAATGCTGCCACGTCCTGCACTCGGATCGAAGCCAGTGGCAGCGCGCATGCGCTGCAGGCGCACGCGTGCAAGCTTGGACCAACGCACTGGAAGATGTGCGGATCGAAGCACGCGAAATCAAAGCCGGGAACTTTCCAGCTTTGCGCACCGTGCTTTCAAGCATGGCCAACCACCTGCACTATGAAGCCATGACAGCGGCCGCAACGCATGGCCGCATCATTGGCGCAAGCGTTGCGGATGCCCCTTATGTCGCATGCATCCTGGGGCGCGTTGCCAATGGCTATGCGATACCCGCAAGCGAGAACCTTGCTGCAAGCTTGAGCCCGCAAACCCGCAAGCTTGTTGACCATGCGCTGGCACGCATCGGCCGTTGCAAGAACACTTCGGACGTTGTGGAGCTTGCGCTTGAACTTGTCGCGATGGAGCAAGCGCTGCAGCCGCAAGGCAAGCCCAACGCTCAGGGCGATGACAGCGCTCGGGGCAAGGGCGATGATGCGAGCAAGCCCGATGCAAGCAAGGGCGATGACAGCGCTCAGGGCGATGACAGCGCTCAGGGCGATGACAGCGCTCAGGGCGATGACAGCGCTCAGGGCGACGAGGCTCAGGGCGACGAGGCTCAGGGCGACGAGGCTCAGGGCGACGAGGCTCAGGGCGATACCAGGCCCGGAGATGGTTCCGGCAATGAGATTGCTTCGGACGTCGATCTTACGGACGCAATCGATGCAATCGCCAAGCGCGCGGGCATTGCCGATCTAAACGAGCACAACGTGACTGATAAAAGCTATCTCCTGCCAACCCTCGCCACCAAGGTCACGCAAGCATGGCAAGGGCATGCCAACGGCAATAGAGGCAGCGCAGACATGCTCGCCGAGCGCATGCCGCGCAATTCGGTCCTGCATGGTCAAATCGCGCGCTTGCTTGTCACCGACGAGCAACGCCGTGTCACGCACCATGAAAGCAGCGGCAGGCTCGATCGGCGCGCGCTTGCCCGCATGCGGACTGGTGCGACCGATGTCTATTCGCGCCGCTCCGACACGCCCGGGATCGATACCGCGCTGTTGATCCTCATCGATGCATCCTCATCGATGCGGCTTTCGACGCCGAGCGGCCATACCCGCATGCAACTTGCCCAGACCACCGCATGGCACATTGGCCGCGCGGCGGAAAGCGCCAATGCCAAGCTTGGCATTGCCAGCTTTCATTGGCGCGATGGTGTCACGGGGTCATCCTACACGGAGCTTGAAATGGTGAAGCCCTGGACCATGCCGATGGCCGCATGCGCTACGACCATTGCCGATATCGGCCCGGGCGGCCAAACCCCGCTTTCGCCTGCCATTGTCGAAGCAGCCAACATGCTCGCCGGGATCGATGCCTCGCGCCGTATCATCATGGTCCTGACCGATGGCGACTGCGATCTCGGCCCTGCGACCGTGACAGCCGCTTGTCGCTTGGCCGCAGCGCGAGGCGTCGAAACCGTCGGTATCGGTCTTAACGCCCCGCGCGTCATTGCCGCTTTCCCCCCGCAGTACAGCGTCAACGTGGATGACCTAGCCCAACTATCGGCCAAGGGCTTAGGCGTTCTCGCCGACATGCTGGAGGACGCCAACCCTGTCGCAGCGGAATAGGGAAGCTTGCCTAGCGCCAAGCGGCCGCGCCCCGTCCCCCGACAGGGTTCCGCCGCTTGGCGCTCAGCAAGCTTCCCTTGTCCCCTTGAGGGACACCCTCTGGCGCTCCTGAAAGCATCCCCAATGGCAAACCCTCTTAACCGCGTGCACCTTGCCCGCTCAGCGCTTGGCATGACTGCCTGCGGCCGGATCGCGCGCGGGCTCATCCATCGCTTGCGCTGGAGCGATGCCCCTGCAACGCCTCGCCATGCGCGCTGCAGGCATTGCCTACGCGCGATCCTCGCGCGGCCGCGATCCCGTCCTCGCCTCTAGGCTCCGATCGCGCCTGGGCTCCGATCGCGCCTGGGCTCCGATCGCGCCTGGGCTCCGATCGCGCCTGGGCTCCGATCGCGCCTGGGCTCCGATCGCGCCTGCCGGGCGGCCGGAACACCGCATAACGCCGGTTCCTCGGACACCGCATAACGCCGGTCTCACGCACCGCGGCGCTTTTGCCCCGCCTTTCGCGTCTTTGCTTTCAGCCTTCTAGCCGCACGATTAAGCGGCATATTTTCCGGCGCTCGCCTGAGTTCCGGATCACCATCGAACTCTGCCCGGAACGACAGATGACGATAACGATTTTGTTTCTTGGTCATGACGAGTTGCCCTCCCAGCTACTCTAGTGACGACCGTGACTTCTTTTCCCGTTCCCCCCTATACATTTCTAAACAGTGTATAGCATATATATATTTACACTGTTTAGTATTGCTAGGAGCCGAACCGGAAAAGAAGTCACGGTCGTCACTCAATGGCGGATTTCTGCCGTTTTCCTTCAGTCGTTAGTAAAGTCCACGCCAACATCTTGTTGTGAAAGAGCAACACCAGATAAGGCCCAACCACTATTTACGTGTACCTTTCGACAGCAAGGAAACGCTTCCAAAAATTTACGGCTGAAGTCTTGCTTAGTGAGATCGGCATGTTCGCCCTGGTCATGGCACCACAATCTGTAATCTTCTAATGCTTTAAGCACGGGCATCTGCTTTCCCGGAGAGAATACGCACCGATCTTTGGCCCAAGCCTTGAGCGTATCCTGATCGTCGAGGTAGCTCTGCGTCGCTTGAACGGCTGCGTGCGGTATCAAAGCCGACAGCCCGCCCGCCGCCCGGCGCAAAAGCTCGCCCTCGATCATCCATTGGAGGATGCCCGGATACTCGGCGACGAGCCGGTCCTTGAGCGAGGTATCGGCTTGCGCGGGGACCTGCATGAACGGGACCAGGACGATGCGCCGCCGCATCGCTTCGTCGACGTTGGTGAGCCGCGGCTGATTATTGCCGACGAACGTGACCTTGAATTGCGGCACGAACTCGAACGTGTTCTCCCGCATGAAGCGTCCCGTGATCTTGCCGTCTCGTCCCGTGAAGTCCTTGAGCCGCACGGCATTGAACGTCCGGCCCGCCTCGATCTCGGTCGCGGTCACAGCGCGCACGCCGGTCAGCCGGGCGATCTCCTCGGGATGAGCGTCATGCTTGCGGACCATGAACATATCCGCGGCCGTGCGCGCGCCGTAGTCGTTGAGGATGGCGCTGATCGTGTGCAGGAACGTGCCTTTGCCGTTGCCCCCGGGACCATAGATGAAGACGAACTTTTCTTCGGAGGTGTCGCCGCTGAGGTTGTAGCCCGACCACGCTTGGTTGAAGGCGATCATATCCAGATCGCCGCCGGTGCTGTCCCAGAGGAACTGGTCCCAGATCGGGGTTGGCATTGCTTTCGGCGTGACGAGCAGCTGCTTGGTGATGAGATGCTCGGGACCGGGCGGCATAATCGCGCCGCTGCGCAGATCGATTGCGCAGCCGGGTGCGCCCGCCAGCCACGGATTTTGGTCCCAGGCCCGGCCGTCGACCGCCAGGCGCTGATCGGCGCGCGCGGCCAGCTCGATCGCTTTGGCGACAGCGACTTTGCCCCAAGCGCGCACTTGTCCCGGCGTCAGGTCCTGCAGCGATCCACGGAACTCCCGTGCCAGGTCTCGCGCCCAGTCGGCGGCATGCTGGGTTTCGTCCTGCCGCCAAAACTCGCCGGTCCACTGGAACCAGCGTCCGCGCGTATGATCGAAGCGCAGCCGACCCCTATGCCGGTCGGCAAACGCCAGGGCGAGACCGTCCTCGGTGGCCTCGTATGCGCCCAGCGGGTTGACGTTATTGCTTTGTCCCGGGACGAGACCTGTGAGACCTGGGACCAGATACGAAGGGAATTCGTCGAACGCCAAGCTCGCCAAGCACTCCAAGCCGCCGCTGTCTTCGCGGACCACGCCGTCGGCCCATTCCCGGACGTCGGCGATATTGCGGTCCTGGCAATGCCCGTGGTGACATTTGAAGCGCTCGCGCACCGGCACATACGAGGCCGCTGTGCGCGGATCGGTATGCTCGCTCGCCCACGGGCACTCGACATCGAAGCCCCAGCCGAACGTCATGCTGCGGCCCAAGCCCAGGACCATGCCGCGGCCGCGAAAGATCTTGAGGATGAGATCGCTCTCGATGTCGGCCGGGTCCGGCATTGCCGCCACGCCGAGATCCATGTGCGCGTTGACCGGGACCACGGCTGCGCCGAGCCGCGCCTCGATGTCGATCCAGTCGAGGTGCTGGATCCTCGTCCCGGGCTGCCAATGCACGAGCTTGACCTTGAAAGGCGTGATCAGCTCGGCTTTGCCATTGCTCCCGACAGGAAGTCTCACCAGCGTCGTCGGCTTGACGAGGTTATCTCCGGCTCCGAGCGCGCGATATAAATCCCGCAGCAGGCCCAGGACCCAGGCGCGATCGCATAGCGGCTCGATGAACCAGCCCGCGTGATAATTCCCGGGACTGGTCTCGATCACGTAGTTTGGTCCCACGCCCAGCAGCTGCTCGACCTTCGCGGGATCGACCTTCACGCCGTAGTCGTCGATCACGATGGCATAGAGCGCATCAAAGCTCGCCCCGGTCCTGCCGCCCGCAGCGCTCGGAAGACTTACGTCGTAATAGTTGTTGAGCCCGGCATGCATAACGCCGAGCACGGTTGCGGCGGGGTAGCTTTGCCAGTTGCGCGCGGTCTTGGGATCGCCCTGGAAGTAGCTCACCAGGACCTCGCCCCAGCGGGGACCAAAGATCGCTTTGAGGAACTGCTCGTTGGTGATCGGGAAGGGCACGACATGCGTGCCCGGACCCCACGGTAACGCCATAGGTTTTTGCCTCGGAAAGCAGGAGGGAAGGGGCTTCGAGAAAGCTTGTGTCGCGTCGGCCGCGCTTTGTTGTGAGCCCAAAGCGCGAGACAAAATCTTGCGCCTGCGACAGCGCCCTAAGCAAGCAAGATTTATGGCACTACCATGGCAAAGCCGCGAAACTCAGGGGCGCACCGCATAACGGCGGGCCCAGGCGGCGTCCCCTGTGAAGGACCCTCCGGGGAGACTTGTATCCGCCCCCAGGATCGATCATATTCAACCTCGGCACTGGCCGCCTCTAGGCGGCGAGTTCCTTCTTCGCGGCGGGGTGGTGCCCGCCCGCGCGGTGACAGGTTTTTGCGGTTTGTGTCGCAGCAACGCAAAGAGAGAAAGGCGTCGGCTCCCTCAGGGCTGACGCCTTTTTCGTGCCATGTGGCGGCGGATCATCGCGGTCGACCGACGATTGCGCGTGCATCGAAATTCGATGCGCCCGTGCTTCACCCGGAAATCGAAATTATGGACGAGGCCGCAGTCGCAGCACGCCATCTTATAGCCGCGACGGATTGGCCGCACCCAACGCGACCACCCATCATCGCCCGCA